CCAGGAACGGTCTTGTATCCTGGTGGGAAAATATTTCTTGGTATGCCTAAGGGGTTTAACAAAGTTGGTAATATTTATAATTTCAAGATGTATATTTATAATAATATGCCATCTGAATTTAATAACAATCTGAATGTTCCGATATGGAAATATAGAAATGATTTGGGGCATGTGTTTGTACGAGGATTATCACCAAGAATCAATAGTCCGTTTTTGCATGTTATTATTAATTGTTCTGACAATGAATTTGATGCATTATCATGTTTCGAAGTTACCAAAAGTTTTCTTGAAAAAATTGACTAATCTTTTTTAAGATGATTGATCTTACGGAGTTCATGGGCGACTTGAAAAAGGCGGGTTTTTAATGGAAAGAGCTATTTCCTATCGGTAGTTGTTTTGATGGACTTGCTCTTGATAATAATCTGAAAGTAGGTAATGCATTAAAAACAATACCACCTCAACAAAAAATAAATATGCCGATAATAATAAAAAAGGGAGAATGACATGACTAGAAAAGAATTGCAAAAAATGACTGATGTAAATTTTTGTAAAGTGGCAGCGGGATATGGATTTGAATCGAGTGATTTTAATAACAGGAAAGAAGGAGTGGCAAAAGTTATGTTAGCAATAAAAATGGGAGTTGAACCAAAAAAAGAAGACGAAAAACTGATTGATAAAAAGAAAAGCGATCTTTTGAGAATAGTCATAAAAGAAGGATTTCAGAAAGGTAAAGACTTTACAACTAAAAGTACAAAACAAGAACTTATAAATCTGATTGAATCAAAAAAACCTGAAGAAAAACCTGAAGAAAAACCTGAAGAAAAACCTGAAGAAAAACCTGAAGAAAAACCTGAAGAAAAACCTGAAGAAAAACCTGACCGACTTGCAAAAGCAATTCAAAAAGAAAAGGAAGGAAAACCAAAAAAAGAACCAAAACCAAGAAAAAAAAGAAATTATATTAAAATCACTGAGCAGATTATTTCTGCTCTTAAATCAAAGGAAAACAAAACGTTCGAAGAAGTACAAGAAAAAGTAGAAAATCTTGTTTTTAATGACCGTGGAAAACTTACCGCTCAAAACAAGGAACTTGTTTTAAAAGCTCTTGAAATGAGTTGGGAACTTCTTACTTATCTTTCAGAAGAAGGAGATTTTAATAATGAATTTGATGAGGAAAATGAGGATTTTCTCTTTTCTCTTAATAAAAAATAATTTTTAACTTTTATCGAATCACTCAATTAATCATTAAAAGGAGGAAAGATCATGACACCAAAAAAAAGAATTATTAACCCCGGATTGATTTTGCAAAGTCAATGGGAATTAATGTTTAGAGTGTTGAAAGCGAAAAGATGACAATAACACTATTGGATATTTATCGAATAAAAAAACTTGATGATATAGAAGACATTTCTAATTATTCTGAAAATCAAGAAATGTCTAAAAAAAAACTTACTCCAAATTCTCTTATTCATTTTGATAAAAAAGTTGAAACTCCTTTCAACTCTCTTTCAAAAGAAGCCAAAGAAGTCATAAGGGTTATATTAAAATCCCCTTTTGAATTTTTGGAATTTATAGGAGATACAAATCCCTTTGAAACAAAAACAAGAAAAGAAAAAGGAAAAAAACTAATTCCAAAAATACTAAATTGGGTGGGAGTTAGTGATAAAAACAAAAAGGAAAGAATTAAAAAGGAGCTTTCTGAATTTGTTAATCAAGATAAATTCCTTTTGGATGATGATTTAAGACAAATATATTTGTCTTAAATCAATTTTATGTTATACTAAAAAGGAGAATTAAAATGAAAAGACACATCAAGGCAGAAAAAGTAAAAGTAGCAATGTCAAATGAAGAACCAAAAATAACAGAAATGAAAGAAGTCGTAAACGAAATGAGAAAAACTTTTGGTTCACAAATAAGGTGGGTAGGGGTAAAAAAAGAAAAACTTTTGGAAAATATTAGAAGAGAAATTTTGTATTATGAAGAAAATGATATTCCAAAAGAGGTTCAAACTTTTTTTTCCAAAGTTTCCAAAAAAAATAAGGAATTAAGGTTTATTCAAAATGGTGGTCCGGGAACAATAAAGAATGGAATTGCTGATAGAAATTCAGTCGGTTTTTCTATTCATATCGGTTATTTTGAGGCTGAATTTGAAAGAACTGAAATCGAGAAAAAATTTGCAAGAACAAAAGAATGTCAGGAGTTGATTGGGAAAAATCCTGATGCCCATTTCATGGTATTCGCTTAAAGATTAGAAGGGGTTCAATCTGCTTTCGAAATCCCTGGAAATATCGAAAGCCATAAACTTTAAATGCCCGGTTGAAATATACCGGGCATAAGGAAAGGAAAATGGAAGATTATGGCGAAGTAAGTCGGAAAAATAAAAATATAGCGAAGATGGCACAACCCATTATTATAGAAAGTATTAATATGTTAATAATCAAAAAAAACTATATTGAAGTTCCAGTAAAAGAAAGGGGGAAAATATATAATCTTCTTTCTTTTACTGATTCAATATATTCAAAAAAATTAAAAAAGTTTTGTACATTTTCCGATTCTTATTTAAAAAATGGCCATTGTCTTTTAGGTTTTTTAGATAGAATTAAAAAAGAATTTCCTAACTTAGAAATAAAAGAAAAATCCCCAACATATAAAATTAAATATCCAAAGATTAAAGGGGTAACTTTTAGACCGGATCAAATCAAAATGATATTGTCAGGCCTTAAAAATAAAAGAGGTATCCTCATTGCTCATACTGGGTATGGAAAAACTCATGTTGCCGGAGGGCTAATGGCAGGAGTTGATTATCCTTGCCTATTTGTTGTGAATTCAACAGATCTTTTACATCAGGCTTACAAAGATTTTTCAAAATGGTTCTCTTGTTATAAAATTGGAGATGGAAACAAAATATTTTATCCTAATAAAAAAGTTTGTATAGCAACTATACAAACTCTAAAAAATATCAAAAAAATACCTATTAATTTTAATTTGATTATTGTAGATGAAGCCCATAATATTACCGGTATTAATGGGCAATGGAAAATAATATCAAATATTAATGCTGGATTTGTCCTTGGTTTAACGGCTACACCTCCGAAAGCAAAAAAAGAAGCCTTAGCCCTTGAAGGATTAATTGGGCCTGTTATACACGATTTCACACTGTCTGAAGGGGTAAAAAAGGGCTTCGTTGTTCCCCCTTATGTTGAAATTTATCTAATTGATGATATTGAAACGAAAAGAACCGGGGATTTCTCAAAAGATTATACTAATGAATTTTATTCCGGATTAATTAACAATAAACAAAGAAACAAAAAAATCATTAAAATAGCACTTAATAAATTTAAAAAGGGCGAGTCTGTTTTAGTATTTTGTTCTCTAGTTGAACATATTATTGAATTAAAAAAATGTATTAAAAAAGAAGACTTAAAATATTTTAGTTTTCTTACTGGTAATAGCAGTTCAGAAAAAAGAAATAATGTAAAAAAACTATTATCGAAAAAAAGAAAAATTGTCATTAGTACAATTTGGAAAGAAGGGATTGATATTCCTTCCCTCGATTGTGGTATTTTAGCAGATGTTGGAAAAAGTTATAGAAAGATCATGCAGAGTATAGGACGTATGGTCCGGACATTTAAAGGGAAAAAGAAATGTACCGTCATTGATTTTAATGACGGGGGATATTACTTGTTGAAACATAGCAATAAAAGAATAAGTGAGTATAAAAAAATGAAATGGATAATAACTATGAAAAAGGAGAAAAACAATGGATAAATTTACGAAAGATTTGAGGCAGTAAAAGATGTTGAAATTCCGGAAGTAATAAAACAACTATCTTTTGATTTTAAAAAAGGAGAATTAAAATGAAATTTAAAGCGGAGTTTTGGCAAGGAAGTCAAGGAAAGGTTTGGTTTATGAACCTTCCAGAAATGGAAAAAGAATGCGAACTTATGACGTATAACGAATTCACTTGCCCACATGGAAGGCATTTTATAAGGCACGGAACATTGGCCTATGATAGAAAGAATAAAGTAATTAAAAGCCCTTCTGGATTGAATTCAGAAGGGCTTTTTTATTTTATATGATCCTATTTTTACATTTTATGATATAATCAATTTAGATAACTTAAAATAAAAATGGGGGTATGATATATGAGAATAGAGGATTTTTTATTTGATCATGATATTGAATTTAAAACAAAAGGGAAGAATATCGGTAAGGGTAATATTGGGATAAAATGCATATATTGTAATGATAAATCTAATCATTTGGCGATCAAAAAAAATAATGGAGTTTTTTATTGCCTAAAGTGCGGCGAACGTGGTAATATGATTTCATTGATTGTGGATCTTCTTTCTGTTTCGAAAAGAGAAGCAATCAAAACCTCTTCTAAATATGACGGTATCTCAGAAAGTCATGGTTCTCCTGCCCGGTCTTGCCAGCCGGTTTCAATTTCCTGGGATACCGTCATGCCCCCATTAAATGAAAAATTTTTACCATCACCACATAAAAAATATCTTGAAAAAAGAAAATTCAACCCAGATTTTTTACAATGGAAGTATAATCTTTCAACTCCAAAAATTTATAATGTTGGAGATTGGAAACACAGAATAATAATCCCATATTTTGATAAAAAGAAAATTATTACATATTCAGGAAGATCAATTTCAGAAAATCCAAAACTAAAATATTTCCATCTATCAGAAAAAAAATGTATAAGAACTCCAAAGCAAGTTCTTTATGGCCTTGAATTTTGTAGTAAAAATATAATGTTAGTTGAGGGTGTTACGGATGTTTGGGCCATAGGAGATGGGGCAGTTGCTTTATCAGGCAAACAACTTACACCAGATCAAGAGATATTACTTTTAGAGCATAATCCCAAAAAAGTTTATATTCTCCTTGATCCTGATGCAATTGAACAGGCAAAGGATATTGCAAACAGGATTCGAAATTTTACTAATGTTGAAATTTTAAGTCTTTTAAGAGGTGATCCGGCAGAACAAGACCAAAATTGTTTGAATAAAATTAAGTACTTATTAAAAAAGTAATGGAAATCTATTGTTTTTTTGGTTCGAAATAGATTATGGTTTTTGGGAGAGAATCATAATTGAATTCCATCAGGCTATAAAAAATTTAATTAAATACAAGAAGAGGTGTATATATGCTTTCAGTTTCTAAAGAATTGATTCAGGATTATGGCGTCAATGAAGGGCTTTGGATGTCCCTAATAATTGAAAAAGCAAGTATTTTAAAGAGTCGTAAAATTTTATTTGTTCCTAATGAAATTGAAAAGGAAATTGGGTTATCACCAAAAATACAATCTCAAATAATAAAAACTTTTACTGAAGACAGACTTTTATTCACTAAACAAGAAAAATTTCCTGCAAAAACATATATTTTTCTAATACTATCAAAAATTCTTCCATATTATTCTTCAAGTTTAATAAATAATGAAAAAATATCTAATAATATCAATAGCAATGACTTTTCGGACTTACTATGCAAAGATGATATCCCTAATGATTTCAACTGCAACGACCAAAAAAATCCTACAGTAACGACCAAAACGACTTCTCTAGAAATATCGAAATATCAAAAAATCTTTCCAAAAATGAACGAACAAAATCAACAAGTTATATCCAAAAATGATTTCGCCTTATATTATAATATATCAAGATATAATAATATCATAGATTTAAATAACTTTTTTCTAAAATATTATACTCCTACGGAGTATAATATGTTTAGAAAAAACTTCTTTTATAATAATTATAAGAATACTCCGTATTCTTATAATTTTAAAAAGAAGGCTAGTTATATAAATAATAATAATAATAATAATAATAATTCTAGAACGTGCGGGCGCGATATAAGAGAAAAGAAACTTAAAAAACTTAAATTAATCAGAAAAGAAGAACAAAACAAAAATTTTAACAAGAAATGCAAAGGTTTTTTTAAAGAAATTAATGTTCCAGATGATTTCAAAACTATTTGGGAGCACTGGAATAGCTTGGTGATTCAAAAACATAGAACCGGCACAAAACTCGAATCAAAAGCAAGAAAATTAATAAAATCATTTTTGAAAAAACATTCTTCTGAAGAAATTATGAATGCAATGACACTTTATCAAAAAACAATGAGAACACATGATTCAAAGATTTCTCCAACAAATGTTTTTAAAGTTTCGATTTCAAACTTCATCAAATTTGAATCGGATTTTTTTAGAGGGAGAACAAAAACAATAAAAAATGCATATGGTAAAATAAATTCACTTTTAGAGGAATTTTTGAAAGGGGAAGAACATATCGAAAAACTTTTTTTAAAAAAGAAAAAATCAAGATATTCAGAAATTGTTTGGGAATGTTGGGAAGAATATTGTAATGAATTTCAAATAGAGCCTTTAAAATCAACCCATAACGAAAACACTTGTGCCAGGATAGGGGAAAAAATAAAAGAATTTTATGAGGAATATGAAGATAATTTGGCCGAAAATTTAAAAGGGCGTTTTGGGATTCCAAAATTAATTGATGAGCTTTTTAAATCAGCGGAACAACCTGATATGAAACTGCATTACTTCCTTTCTGACAATCATCAAAACTCAAGATTCATCCCTCATCTACAACAAAATCAACTTTTTTTAAATTAATTTTGAACCTTTTTTGATTTTCGTGATATATTCAAAATATCGGGGCAAAAAACGAATGATTTTTTGAAAACAATCAAAAAAGGAGAAGCCAATGGAAATGACGGAAAGTGAAGGGGATATGATGTTCGAGAATTATTTTTAAATATTCATGAAGCGGCATCCTTTCGACCGGTACTCAATCTGCCGGGGTCTACCAACCTTTGTTCGTATTGCCGCTATTGTAAAAAAGTTTTTTTTGATGTCTCTTTTTTACAATGAAAAAGAAAACGAAGGAGATTGAAAATTTAAAACCCGGTATCGGATTCTTTCCGATACCGGGTCAAAATCGAGCTTATTGGGGTGTAGAATCGATTTTCAAAACTTTGGTTATACTGAGATACAGGTCAAGGATAGAAGTCTCGAATTTGGCATAAATAAGGGCGAAATTAAAAACAATTGGGAGGATTAAATTGCGAAATAAAAAAGTAAGATGTATTTTGTCTTATGAATTTGAAAATTGTCAATTTTGTCCTCATGCAAAAATTCATGAGGAGGTTTTTGAAAATGTTTTAGGTAAAAAATGTGGGTGTTCAGAAAATAGTTCAAGATGTATTGTTGGTGAAAGAATTTATATAGTGAATTGTTTATCTATTCATTGAGAAAGTTTAAATTTATTTAACTAATTTTTCTGAATTCAAAAAGGCATGGGAAAAAGGTTGAAGATAGAAGTCTTGAATTTGGCATGAATAAGGGCGTTTTTGAAAGGGAGGATAGAAATGGAAAAAGATATTAAAAATGGAAAATACACTACAAAATTAAAAATCCCTAAAGACCCAAAAAGAGAATGTAAAAGATGTAATAAAGTTTTTTTACATGGTGATAATTTTTGTTCAAGATGTGGAAGAAATGTTGGGATGGATTATTTTGAAGCCTTGAAGAAAAACAAAAAGGATTTTATTTTGTTTTCTCAAGATAAAAAAAGATTACTTGAAAGTTTTAAACAAGATCTTTTTAAAACTTTCGATCTCCCAAATGATAGAATTTCAGAAATAATTTTTCAAGAAGTTTTGGGAGAAAATAGAAAAGAGGGTTTTTTAGATCATTTATCATTTTTTTATTGTTTTGGCGATCTTCTTTCTTTTACAACTAAAATTCTTCAAGAGGTGGGAATTGTTATGGAATGAGAAAATGGAGGATTTATGATGACAATTAAATATAGAGAGAAGGAGGGTAGAAATGAATTTTAAAAAATATATGCATCTTGAAAGGTTTGGGAATGATGAAGTGGAAGGGATCGAATTAGGATTGTGTTACATTTTTCCTAAAATTGACGGAACGAATGCAAGTTTGTGGTCGGGTATAGGCGGTTTGTTGATGGCTGGAAGTAGAACAAGAGAATTAACTCTTGAAGATGATAATGCTGGTTTTCTTGCTACTATGGAGAAAAATGAAAATATTAAAATGTTTTTTCTCGAACACTCTGAATTGCGTCTTTATGGTGAGTGGTTGGTTCCTCATAGTCTAAAAACATATAAAGATGAAGCTTGGCGAAAATTTTATGTATTTGATGTCTATAGTGATTTGACAGACAAATATCTTAATTATAGTGATTACCAACCGCTTTTGGAAGAATTTGGGATTGATTATATTCCAGCAATGTCGATTATACGAAATTCTACTTATGATAATTTACTTATAGAACTTCAAAACAACAAATTCTTGATTCGTGATGGTGCAGGGGTAGGCGAGGGTATTGTTGTTAAAAATTATGATTATCAAAACAAGTTTGGTAGATTATGTTTTGCTAAAATTGTAACTAATTTTAAAGAAAAACATCAGAAAGAAATGGGACCTACTGATAAGAAATTTAGAAATTTAATTGAACAAGAAATTGTTGATAAATTTATTGATTCATTTTTTGTTGGTAAGGTATATTCAAAAATAGTTAATGAAATGGAAGGATGGAATTCAAAATATATTCCAAGGTTGCTAAATACTGTTTATCATGACTTGGTAAGTGAAGAAATTTGGGATATTGTTAAAAAAATGAAAAATCCAACTATTAATTTTAAAACTTTACTTAACTTAACTATTCTTAAAATCAAAGAATTAAGACCTGAATTGTTTTAAATAAGGGCATTTTTGAAATCAACAACAAAAAAGAGTAGGCCAAAACATGATAAAAATAGAAGAAAAAAATAAAGTAAAATGCATTTTTGCTTATCGGTTTGAAAAATGCGATGATTGTTCCCATACAAAAAATCATGATGAAATTTTTGAAAATGTTTTAGGAAAAGAATGTGGGTGTTTAAAAAATATTTCTTATTGCAAGGTTGGTGAAAAAATTTATCAAGTTGGTTGTTTAACTATTCATTGAGGAAAAAATGAAATGAAAAAAAATAAAAGTTTTGTGAAACAAGCAGAACAAAACGTAATCAATATTTGTAAAGACCTTACAAATATGATGAAGATATTAAATTATCAGCAATGCTAATTATTTTTCCAAATAGAGTGTTACTTTCTATTATTGATGATATTGATAAAATGTTAAGGGGTAATAATAAAACTGAAAGTAATGATAATGTCGTTTAAAAAAATAACTATTGAGCAATTACCTTTTGAAAAAAAAATACTTTCTCTGCTTATTATCGATCAAGAATTTTGTTTAAGCGCTTTTGATTTTTTAAAAAAGGAATATTTTGAACAAGATTTTGAACAAGTTATTTTTCAATGGACAAAAGAATATTACTTAAAATATAAAAATCCGATTAAAGAAAAAATCCAAGATATTTTTTCAATTGAGAAAGAAAAAATGTCTGAAGAAAAAATAAGTATTGTTGGAAATTATTTGCTTAATTTATCGGATTTTTCAATAAATGAAAAAAATTCAGAAAATTCAAGTTTTTATATTGATAAAACAAGAGAGTGGGCCAAAAATCAAGGGCTCAAAAAAATATATACTAAAGGAAAAAAGCTAGTCGATCTTGGAAGATATGATAAGGCTGAAAAACTTTTATTAGAAAGGCCAAAAGTAGAATTTGAAACAGGAGGGTTTATTGACTTTTTTGATGGATCAGAAGTCGACAAATTTTTCCTTCAACAAATAGAAAAAGAAGATGGGCTTTTTCTATTTGATGGTAAGCTTGGTGAATATTTAGGTGCTTTTGAAAGAAAAGAATTAGTCACTTTTACTGCACCTGAAAAAGGAAAAAAATCTTTTATGCTTCAAGCTGCGGTGATAGCAGCATTGGAAGCAAATAGGAAAGTTCTTTGGTATTCAAATGAAATGGATGAATACCAAATAAAAGAGAGATTTTATCCAAGAATGACTGGAACAATGCTAGATAAGCATTATCAGGATAACAATGGTTTGTTTATTGTTCCAGTTTTTGATTGTGATCTTAATCAGTCGGGAGATTGTTTAAAAAGTATAAGAAAAAATAAAGAAATACTTTTAGACAAGAAGGGAAGGAAACCAAGTTTTAGACTAGATATGAAATATAAACCTTGTACCCTTTGTAGAGGTAATTATGCGTTTAAAACTTCTTATTGGTTCAAAAAACTTAAAAACCCAAAAATATTGAATAAGAAAATATTAAATAAGAAATTAAAGAATTTTCAAAAAAATTGGAAAGGAAAATTGGTATTTAAAAAATACTCAAATTTTACTATTACTTTTGATCAAATTTATAAAGACTTAGAAATACTTGAAAAACAAAATTTTGTTCCTGATGTAATAGTTGATGATTATTTAGGTATTCATGGATGGGAACCTGAAGCAACAAATGAAAGGTCAAATATAGATATAACGTGGAAAAAGGCAAAAAGACTTGCGGATGAATATGATTTATGTTATATAACTGGTGATCAGGCAAAGGCAGATGCACAAAACAGAATGCATTTAAAAGAAACAGATTGGGATGGCAGTAAATCTATCACTGCACATCTTAATCGTAAAATTGGCTTAAATCAAGGGCGTCAAGAATCTGAAGATGGAGTTGTTCGGATTTCAAATCTTTTTAACAGATCCGGAAAAGGGAAGAAAAATTATCAAGTGATGGTACTCATGGCTTTGGATTCAGCGTATGTGAATATTGATAGTGAGTATATAAGCAGAGATTTAAAAACTTTTGAGGAATAATAAAGGAGAAGAAAAGATAACTCTATATTAACCAACCACCCCCGAGAGGGAGCACAAAGGAGCCAATTATCTTGAAAATTAAAAGGGAGGTGATAGATTGAGAATACCCCAAATACAAAGAAGATGTTCAGATGCTACTTGTGGGTATCAAATAAATAGGGAAAGATATGAAGCAAAAGCATATTATGAGTTGCCTGAGAAATGTAAGTTATGTTTTTTAAGAGAGAATGAGGAAAAAGTAAAAAATAACAACATTGATTAAAAAGGAAAAGAAAAATGGGATATATTGAAGAATTAAAAATGTCTGAATTGAAAGATGTCGCAAAGCAAATTAATGAAACAGGATTACTTAAAAATAAAATCAAAACTGTAGGAGTAAAAAAGAAAAAATTACATGATGATTTTTGTCTTGCAGTGCAAGAAATCCATTTTAATGGAGATACTGATGAGTTGCCAAAAGATGTATTAGATTATTTTGGACAAGTAGAAGAAGAATTTTGTCCTAAATTTGAATATGTATCTAAAGAAGAAACTGAAACTGAAACTGAAACTGAAACTGAAGAAGCGGAAGAAGTAAAAAAGAAAAAACCTGGTAAGGAAAAGAAGGAAAAGAAGGAAAAGAAGGAAAAGAAGGAAAAGAAGGAAAAGAAGGAAAAGAAGGAAAAGAAGGAAAAGAAGGAAAAGAAAAAGCCAATTGGAGTTCAAGTGGTTAATGCACTTCTCGAAAATGAAGATGTTACTTTGGAAGAACTAGAGGAGATGACTGGAGGTGCAAGGAATACACTCCAAAACATCTGGTATCATACTAAGGTTGTTTTTAAGGTATTGAGAACAAATGGTTTGATGAAGAATTAATTAAAAATGGGCGGTTCTTATGGTTAAACCAGAAGATATTCTGTTGATGGTTCGATTCCTACCCGCCCATAATCTCCATTTTAAAATCCGGGATGATTATGAAAATACAAAAAGTTGAATTAGAAAATGCAATTCAATCCTTAAAAACTATTGATAAAGACAATAGTATTATTGGGTTAAAAAAAGATGGTATTATTGGTTTTAATGATTTATTTTTTACTTTTTATAAGATTGAATTGCCGATAACAGAAACTTTATATATTGATGGCATTTTACTTTTGAAATTCATTCAAACAAAAGTAAAGGATGATTTGGAGATTATTCAGGGTGAAAATAATATAGTTTTCAAAAGTAAAAATAGAAAAGCAACTTTAAAAATTATTGATATTGAATTTAAGTATCAAGAATTTTTCAAAGAAATTAAAAATAATAAGTGGAAAGATATTCCTAGCAATTTTGTTGATGGCTTAAAGGAATGCTTACCAGTAGTTTCAAACAATAAAGATTTAAAGGGATTGACAGCTTTTTATCTTTTTCGTGATAAGATAATAGCAAGTGATGAGGTAAGAATTTCAAAATATAGTCTTGATCAAATAATGACAAAAAAACCAATACTTATTCCTAAAAAAACTGGAAAAAATATTATAGGAAATAAGTATACCCAGTATATGTTTTTAGATAACTACATTGTTTTTCGAGGTAATAATATTCTTTTTATTTCTAAAATTCTTGATTCAAATATACCTCCTTTTTTTGGTAGTGAAGGATATAAAAAAACTATTATTCCTGCATTTAAACAAGATTGGATTGATTTTTTTGAGAGTAAGGATGATTTTAATAATGATTTTTTTGATCAATTAAGTATTCAAGGAAAAGGGAAAATATTAATAATTCAAACAAAAAGTGAGTCGGGTAATATAAGAGAGGTTGTAAAAAATAAAGTATCTTGGAAAGGAAATGTAGTTTTAAAAAGTGATATTTTTAAATTTTGTTTGAATATATCAAAAAAGGTTATGATATCAAAAGATCAGACGAGTGTTTATGTAATATCTGATTGCCATGAACATATAGCATCTTTGACAGAATAGGAGGGTAAAATGGCTCAATTATTAATAAGTCCTGAGAAAAAGTTTATGGTCATTGTTAATAATGGCAAGTTATTATATCGTAGTAATTATGATAAAAATATCCATGATCTTGAAATAAGAAGTTGTATCATTTTTGCTAAAATGAATAATTTAAATGAATTAATTTATAATCAAAATGGAAATAAAACTGATTTATTAAAGGGTTAATTAAATGTCACTAAATATAAAATATAGACCAAATAGTTTGTCTGATTTTTATGGAAATGAAAATTTGAAAAATGAACTTACTGGTTTTTTTAATAGTGAATTTCCATCAACCATTTTACTAAAAGGTGAAAGTGGTTGTGGGAAAACTACACTTGCCCGGATAATCGCAAAAGAATTAAATGGGGAAATTCAAGAACTTAATCTTTCAAATGCAAGAGGTATTGATGCTGCAAAAAGTTTGATAGAATCACTTCAATACAAATCTATTTTTGGAAAAAGGAAAGTAATAATACTTAACGAGATTGCGGGTGCTACAAGGGAATGGCAGAATTGTATGCTTGAAGTTTTGGAAGAGCCACCAAATAATACAAGATTTATTCTTTGCACTACTGACCCATCCAAACTTCTCAAAACTATTAAAAATAGATGTGTTACTTTGGAAGTAAAGCCCTTGAACGATAAGAATATGGATAATTTTTTGAAAGAAATAATAGATAAGGAAAATTTTGATTTTAATATAAGAACAATAAATCAAACAATTGATAAAATAATTAAATTATCTGAAGGAGTACCAAGACAGGCTCTAACTTTATTGAATAAAGTTATTAAATTGAAGAATGAAAAGGCTGTAAGGAATGTTTTGAATGACTTATCAATATCAGAATCAAAAGAAATGAGAGACCTTTGTCAGGCATTGCTTTATAAAAAATCTTGGAAAGAGATATCTTTAATATTAAAAAGTATTCAAGATGAAGCGGAATCTGTAAGGTATTCAGTACTTGGATATATGAGTATTGTTATTCTTAATCAAAATAATAATAGTATTAGAAACAGAGTATCAGATATTATATCTTTATTTTCAGAAAGCTTTATATATACAAAAAAAGCAGGATTGATAAATGCTTGTTATCTTTTAAGTGAGGATAGATGATGGAAAACACTTAAACCTGCCATGCCATGCGCCGGGAAGATTAAGATCGGGAAAAAGGGTGATAAGATTTTGAAAAACGGGAAAAAGGAAACCATCAAACTGGTCGCATGAATTAGTTTCTCTTATAAAGAATTTGAAAAAATGATAAAAGGACTAAATATGAATTTCACTCATTTTCATGTTCATACAGAATACTCTCCTTTAGATGGTCTTGGTAAAGTTGATGAGTATGTAAAAAGAGCAAAAGAGCTTGATCAAAAGGTTCTTGCGATAACAGATCATGGAAATATTGATGGTCATGTAAGATTTCATAAAGCCTGTAAAAAAGAAGGTATAAGACCTATTTTTGGATGCGAAGCTTATCTTGTAAAAAATCATTTAATTAAAAAGAAAGAAAAAAGACATCATATAACATTACTAGTTAAAAATGAATATGGATATAAAAATCTTTGTGAAATATTATCAATTGCGAATCTTGATGGGTATTATAGAAAACCAAGAATTGATTTTGATATACTTCAAAAACATTCAAAGGGCTTAATTATTTTATCCGGCTGTATTGCTTCATTTTTGCAAGATGATAATTTATATGAAGAATACTTACCTCAATTAATTAATACTTTTAAGGACGATTTATTTTTAGAAGTAATGCCTTTGGAACTTCAAATTCAAAAAGATTTGAATTTGAAAATAAAACAAATACAAAAAAGATTTAATCTTTCATTGATAGGAACAAATGATTGTCATTATGTCTTAAAAGAAGATGTAAAAGTTCATGAAATACTTCTTTGTATTCAAAGAAGTGATACCTGGGCAAATCCTAACAGATGGAAATTTGATGAAAGGACTCATTGGTTAAAATCAGGAAAGGAAATGTTTTTAAGTTTTTTAAGACAAGGTATTTTTTCTAAGTCTGAAATTTTTCAGATGTTTAAAAATAATAGTATTATAGAAAATAAGGTAAATTTTGAATTAAAAGAAAAAAATATTTCCTTACCAAAAGTTGAAATAAGTACAATAAATTTTACAGGTGAAAAGGCTTTTAATATTTTGATAGCAAAAGGTATGAGGGAAAAACAAGCTGAATTTATAAATAATATTCAAGTATATAAAGATAGAATAAAAGAAGAGAAAAGAATCATTTTAAGTAAAGGTTTATGTGATTATTTTTTAATCACATATGATCTACTTCAATTTTGTAAAGAAAAGAATATTTTAACTTCACCCGGTAGAGGAAGCGTGGGCGGTTCTTTAGTTGCTTATATTTTAGGAATAACTCAAATAAATCCTATAAAACATGATCTTTTATTTTCAAGATTTATTGCAGAAGATAGGAATGATTATCCGGATATTGATATTGATTTCGAATCATTAAGAATAGGAGATATTTTTGAATACTTATCAAATAAATATGGTAAGGATAAAGTTGCAGTTGTAGCAAGTTTTCAAAAAATGCAAGATCGAGCAGCGTTTAAGGATATTTGTAGAGTGTTTTCTTTATGTTCTCCAAAACAATCAGATTTTATTAGCACTCAAATTGAAGAACTTGATGATATAAAGAAAATCGCAAAAGATTTTTATAATGAATATAAAGAATATCTTGATTATGCTTATAAAATTAGAGGAAGAATAAGATCATATACAAAACACGCAGCAGGAGTAATAATATCAAAGAATCCTTTATCTGGCCAAGGTGTAATATCAGAAAGTGAAGGGGTGACAAAGTTAAATTGGGATAAAGATGATTGTGAATATCTTGGTTTGTTAAAACTTGATATTCTTGCACTAAATACCTTGGATACAATAAAACATTGTTTAAATTTAATTGAAGAAAAATCAGGTAATAAAATTGATTTAACAACTCTTGATTTGAAAGATAAAAATATTTTTAGAATAATTGCGAAAGGTGATACTTCAGGAATTTTTCAATTTAATACTTGGCCCATGACAAAACTTTCTAAAGATTTACAAGTTAATAATTTTAAAGAAATGTGTGCGACAACTGCCTTAGTAAGACCGGGACCAATGAATTCAGGTATGACTAAAGAATATATTAAAAGAAAATTTTCAAAAAAATGGAAAAAACTTCATCCCATTTATGAAGAAATAACAAAAGATACTTATGGATGTATTGCGTATCAAGAACAAGTGATGCAGTGTATTAACAGGCTTGCAGGATTGCCCTATACAACAGCGGATCGAATTAGAAAAATTATTGCTAAAAAAAGTGATGTAGGAGCATTTGAGAAGTATAAAGAATTATTTATTTTAGGTTGTAAGAATGAAAAAACATTATCAAAAAAAGAAGCTATAGAGCTTTGGAAGGGCTTTGAAGAACATGCTGCTTATTCATTTAATTTATCCCATTCTGTTGGATACTCTGTACTTTCTTATTGGTGTGCATGGCTAAAGGTTTATTTTCCACATGAGTTTATTTTAGCTTCATTAAAGTTTGCAGGAAAAAAAGGAAAACAAACAATAATAGATTCATCAATAAAAGGTGGTCTTGAATTTAAACCACCTACATTAAAAGATGGATTACCTTATGATTGGAAAATTGAAAATGATTATATTATTCCACCGTTCATTGAAATAAAAGGTATTGGTCCCGCTATGGCTGAAAAAATTTCAACACCAATAAAAACAAAAGGTTTTTTCAAATTAGAAGTTTTAAGCATTCCTGAAAAAGTTGAAAAGATTTTTAAAGATATGGAAGATGGTAATACAGCTTATTTCGATTTTAACGTGTTTGGATCAGATAGGTGGTAAGAAAAGATAGGGCGAATAGAGATAATCGATTCTACACGGCAATCCTTTCGAAAAAAATATGGAATAATCTAAAACTGTTTTTGGTTTTCGTGATACATATAGAATATCGAATAGAAACAAGGTGCAAAGATAAGGGTATAATGAATGAAGACTGGTGGACAAGTAATGACAGCGCAACAAATTGCCTTTGGTACAAAGGAGAAAAAAATGAACAGAGTAGCAAAAAAAGAACCAAAACCAGTACCCGGTAGAATACCACTTAATTTTAAAAAATTAAGTGAAAAAATCCTATTTTCCGGTATAACCGGAAAATACATTGCAGCCTACGGGTTGCAATATAGAAAAAACAAGTCATTTCTGGACATAAAAAAAGCAGTTGAGAAAACCACTAAAAATGGATACGGTGGAAAGATAGAGTATGAAATAAGTTTCCTCGAACTGTACTTAAAAGATGTTTTTAAGAAAAACAGGAGGATACACAGTGTGCGTTGATCCACATGAAGTGAGAAGTCCCAAGCCGCTTACCATTGCAAATTTTATTTATGAAGGAGAAAAAACACATAGGAAGGGAGACAATGGCTAAAAAACTTTATTACAAAATAAAAGATGTAAAAGGTGGGATAGAAATCTTATCAGATTTAAAAACAAATAAAAAGTTTTTTAAATCTGCTGATAAAAAATACCCGTTTTCAATATCTTGGATTTGGGATACGCCTGGAGATATTGAAGAGTTTCATAAACAAAAAGGAATAAAAAAATGACACCTGAAGAAATAAAAGAATATTTACAACCTGATAAAACAAAATTAGATGAAGAGTGGGAGATTCAACCGGGACTTTTTTTTGAAGCAACAAAGGAATATGCGGGATGGAAATCAAGATCTTTTGAACTATCTGAAAAATTGAGACAGGAAAAGATTACTTTTAAAACTGAACTTGAAAGAATGAAATCAGAACTCGCCCTTGATGTAAGAACAAACCAAGATAAATATAATCTTGGAAACAAAATTACTGATAAAAGTATTGAAGCTTTTGTTAGTCAAAACGATGATATTAATGATTTTATTCAAAAAAAAATGCGAGTACAAAAAGTATTGTCCCAAAAACTTTCAGAAGCAATTAAAAATGAAGAGCTTTGGGATGGTATTAAATCTGCACTTTTACAAAGGAGGGATGCTATCAAAGACCTGTCTGATCTCTGGAGACAGGAATATTTTCAAATTACTAAAAAAAATAAATTTAAAGGAAAAAGAAAGAGTGGGTAAAAATGAAAGGAGTGGAATACTTAATATTTGGATTTTTTGTTTTATTTTTAGCTCATTTATTATCAAGGATTATATTTAATAGTTGGTTTATTACTAAGGAAAACTTTAAACAAAAGGAAAGACAAAATGGCGAAGAAAAAAATGTCACGAAGAGAAGAAATTTTGGCAAAGATGCGAGCAAAGAAAGATCAAAAGGAATCTGAAAAAGAAAAGGTAAATTCAAAACCTTATCTTTTGAAAGCTGATCCATGGGAAATGTATTCTGTTCAAATGGGAACAAATCGATTTAATGTTATCCCATTTCCCATGACGACTCTTCATCCTTCTTTTATTAAAGATAAAGATGATTTTGAAGTAAGTAAGGAAAGAAAAAAGTTCTTTGGTAAAAGTGCAAAGTTTGTTGATGATTATGATATTTTTCTTGAATTTTATACTCATCCTAATATTGGAGATGAAACTTTTATTTGTACAAAAAAAACTTTTGATATGCCCTGTCCCGTTTGCGAAGATTTTCAAGAACTAAGAAGAACTGGTGCTGACTGGAAAACAGTTCTTTCAAAACTTAAATTTAAGCCAAGAGAACTATATTTTATTTGGTTTAAAAAAGAAAAAAAATCAATGATATTTGAATCATCAAATCATTATATGATGAAAGAATTAAATCCTCTCTTAAAGGGTGGTTATGATGAAGATGAAGATGAAGAAGTTACAATCTCAGTATATGAAGGACTTTCTGAAAATATAGTGAGTTTTCAGGGGGTAAAAAAATCATTTGAGGGATCGGATGGCGATCATACCGGAAGTATAGGGCATAAATTAGATAGTAGAAAATATGATATTCCAGAGGATGTTTATGAGGAAGCACCAGCATTAGAAATGCTTTTGAATATGCCGATTAAAGATGGTAAATGGGATTTTGAAAAGTATTATAGGATTGTATATAAGGCTCATTTTGAAGAAGAACCGGAACCTGAAAATGAAGAGCCTGAAAATGAAGAGCCTGAAAATGAAGAGCCTGAAAATGAAGGGCCTGAAAATGAAGAGCCTGAAAATGAAGAGCCTGAAAATGAAGAGCCTGAAAATGAAGAGCCTGAAAATGAAGAGCCTGAAAATGAAGAGCCTGAAAATGAAGAGCCTGAAAATGATCCGAATGAATGTTTTATAGAGGACGGAATTTTTGGGAAAGAGTTTGGAGACTATGATGAATGTGAAGAATGCCCAAATAAAAAGGGGTGCGAGAAAGAAAAAAAGAAAATAGAAAAGGAAGCAAAAAAGAAAAAGTCCGGGAAAAAGAAAAAGTCCGGGAAAAAGAAAGAAAAAGAATGCCCTGAAGGAGGTTTTTTTGGTAAGGATTTGGGTGATTTTGAAAATTGTGATGAATGCAATCTTTTTGATGATTGTTATAAAGCAAGTGAGGAATAAATAAAGGTTGCCGGATAGCTACCGGCTGAACTGCGGGTTTTTCGGTTCCTTCGCAGAAAGATTGCCAAATAAAACCGACCATTAAATTTTAATAAAGGAAAAACAATGGATTTAAATAAAATAAAAAAAAAGAAAAAAGAAACTAAAGAAAGGATAATAACACTTTCAACCGGTTCTACAATTTTAGATATGATAATTTCAGGTGGAGTAAATAAATTAGGTGGTATTCCTTCAGGAAATATTATTGATATTTTTGGTCCTTCAGGATGTGGCAAAACTTCAATACTCGCTGAACTTGCAGCGTCTTGTCAAATTCATGGTGGGCAAGTAAAGTTTAAAGATCCAGAAGGACGATTGAATAAAGAATATTCAGAAGTTTATGGAATGGATCTTTCAAAGAATTTTGAGTACAGTAAGCCAAAAACAATAAATGAGCTTTTTGAAGAACTATATGATTGGAAACCTTCTACTGATAAAATTAATCTTTGTTGTGTTGATTCTGCCGCTGCACTTATGTCAGATCTTGAAAAAGATTCAGAAGATAAAATGGGTATGAAAAGAGGTAAAGATTTTTCAGCGGCAATGAGAAAGTTTTCAAAAGAAATTGAAGATAAGAATATGATATTGATATTTTCAAACCAAGAAAGAGAAGGACCAAATGGAAAGTATGCAACAACAAATAACGCTGTTATATATTATTCTTCTTTGAGAATAAAAATAAACCCGGCATTCCCAAAATCTAAAATAATCAAAACAAAAGAAATTAGTATTGAAGGAAAGAAAAAGGTAAAAGTGGAAAAGGTTTTAGGTATTATATCAAAATGTAAAGTTATTAAGTCTTCAATTGATGATCCTTTGAGAGAAGGGTTGATAAATATAGTTTTTGGATATGGTATTGATGATGTAAGAGGAAATCTTGAATATATATATAGTTTGACCGGGGAATATTGCGCAATTGATAAAATATATAAACAAGGTAGTATTCAAACTGCAATTGATTATATTGAAAATAATAATTATGAAAAAAAATTAAGGGAATTAACAAGAGATTATTGGAGAAAGGTACAACAAGAATTAAAAGTTTCAAGAAAAATAAAAGTGAGGATATAATTATTGACTGAAGAAAATGCTTTAAAAATTATAGGAAAAATCAACACAAGATGGTATAAAACAGCCTTGGAAGAATTTGAAGAACGTATATGTAATTTTGAAGATTATGTAATTTTTGAAAATAACATATATAAAATTATTGAAAGAAAAGAATATTTTGATGAAACAGAGATATTTAGATCAAAAAAAATAAAGATGGGTCGATATCTTTTGAAGTAAAATTTTATAACGGTGGAAATACTCTTATTTCGGCAATTGAAGAAGCTTTAAAAAAAAATATAGTGGAGGTATAAATGCTTTTATTTGATGCCCACAATATTGGGTATTCTGTTTATTATTCAATGCCAAAATTAACTTCAGACGATAATAATACTTCAGTTATTTATGGATTTTTATTAAGAGTAAAAAGTATTGTTGAAGAATTTGAAGATAATGAATGCATTTTCTTTTTTGATAGTAAAAAATCATTTAGAAAAAAAGAATATCCTGGATACAAAGATAGAAGGAAAGATTTGACTGATGAAGAAAAGGAAAGTTTGCAAGACGCTTACAGACAATTTGAACTTTTAAGAAAAGAAATTCTTCCGGATATGGGGTTTCAATGTTTTCGTCAAATAGGTCTTGAGGCAGATGATTTAATTGCTCAATTTTGTAATCAATATTCATATGAAAAAAAAATTATTATAAGTTCTGATAATGATCTTTGGCAATTACTTGATTTAGAAACTTCACAATATTCAATAATGTCAAGAAATATAATGACAAATGAAAGTTTTTGGGAAGAGTATAATTTGAGTGCATGGTCATGGCGATTAGTAAAGGCATGGGCAGGATGTCAAACTGATACGGTTCAAGGAGTAAAGGGGATTGGTCCCAAAACTGCAATAAAATACTTAAACAAAGAGTTGAAAAAAACAACAAAAAAATATAGCGATATTATATTAAATAATGATGTCTTTGATAGGAATTTTCCAATAGTAAGTTTACCACATAAAAAAACTAAAGAAATAAAATATGAAAAAAGAAAATTAAAGATAAAAGATTTTTTGAAAGTATTTAAAAAGTATGAATTTTATAGTTTTTCAAATGATGCGAAAAATTGGATGAAGTTATTTTGTAAAAAAGGAAAATAAGTATGAATATAATATTGAATAAAAAGGAAGTTGAAGAAATTATTGATTGTATAAAATATTGTGATAGTAATAAAAATATTAAGTTAAGAAAGAAATTTGAAAAGAGACTAAAACCAATAAAAGTTTCATCAGCAAAAAGTAAAGGAAGAAATCTTCAACAATGGGTTTGTAGAAAGATTTCTGATTTGATAAATATTCCTTATGATCAATCTGATGATGAAAGTTTAATAAGATCAAGAGAAATGGGGCAAGCCGGAACCGATATAATACTAAGAGAGGAAGCAGGAAAACTTTTTCCATATGATATTGAATGTAAATCAACAGAGCAATTAAATTTAGGGAAAACAATTGAACAAGTAAATAATAATAAAAAATCAAATAGAAATTGGATGATAGTTTTTAAAAGAAAAAGTTTTAGTAAGCCAATTGTTATTTTAAGTTGGGATGGATTTGTAGATACTTTTAAAAGGAATGGATTGTGGTAATGATGCATTGTTTTCATCATGGTTTACTATTTCTAAAATTAATCCAAAAGAAGCGATAGATATTTTTAAAAAAGATGTTTTAAAAACAAGAAAAAAAATATGGGTGGCAAAATGATTGATTCAATTCATATAAAAAATAATGTCGATTTAGCAGAAGGTTTTGCACTTCTGGGGATGATCGCTTGCCTTGAAAATGACAAAAATAAAGAAGAAATAGTTCTTTTTCTCAATAGATATTCCGACCCTAATAAACTGCCAGGAGGGCACTTCACACCAAAAGAAATTCTCGAAAAATGCTCGTCAGCATTGATAGAGTTTTTTGGTTCTCCGTTGTCGGTTATTTTAGAAATCATGCCGAATTCAAGCCACGAATTGAATCTGGTAGCATGGATCCAATGGACAGGTGGATTTGATGACGGTATGGAAAGGTATTCTCAGTTTGAAGATTGGTATATAGAAAACGATCTGGATCTCAAGAGCGATTTGGTTGATGTCACAATTGAAATTGTGGGGGAATGATGAGTTTTAGCGTACCCAGTTATATAAAACATGATAAAAATCCTTCTGTCTTTATTGAGGATATATCTTGTAGACAAAAGAAAAAGAGAAAACAATCCCTCGAAAAATTAAAAAATAAAATCTGCGAAAAACTTGAAGCGAAGAGACGAAAAAGAAAGATTCGATTTAGCGCACCGCTATATGATGATGTGTATTTTAAAGGAATAAAGGCGCTGGACTCTTCGGCTGGAGAGGAGATAAAATGATTGATTCAATTCATATAAAAAATTTCCAATGTCATAAAAATCTTAAGATTGATTTTTCTGATATTACGGCAATTATTGGATTATCACAATCAGGAAAAACGGCAATCCAAAGAGCCGTTCAACTTTTAATTACTAAAAAACCAGGAATCCAGGAATATTTTCCGGATAACTTAAAAGAAGGGAATGTTGAAATTGAAGTAAATGTAGAAAATAAGATTCTTGGTTTATGTCAAAAAGTAAAAATTCAAAAAGATAATCAACCAAAAATTATTGATGAGTGGTATTATTTAAATGATCAAAAATTTAGGGTATTGAATAGAAAGGTTCCAGAAGAAATATTGAATATTTTAGGTTTTTCTGAATATGTTTTTGGAACTGTTGATGAAGTTTTTCTTGCAAAATCATCTGCTGGAGAAATAGGTAGGTATTTTAATTCAGTTTTGAGATTAGATAAGGCACTTGAATGGATTTCAAAACTTAAAAAAAGAATTAATTCAAAACAAAAGGAGTTGGAAATTAGAAAAAATGATTTGATAAGTATAAACAATGAACTTAAAAAGTATTCTAAATTTAATATAATTGAAGCATTTTTCAAAAAATATGAAAGGTTGAAAGATAATCAAAAACAACAAAAAGAAAAACTTCAATTATTAAGTCAGTATCAAAAAAAACAAAACGAGATAAAAAGATTTGAGAATTTGGATAGGGTAATGAATCTATTATCTCAAGTTGAAAAAATAAATAATGACCAGAAACAAGAAAAAGAAAAAATTGAATTTTTAAATAAGTACCGGGAAAGATTTGAACGATATCAAATCTTAGAGAAGACAAATCAGTTAAAAGATAGTTTATTGGATCTGAAAGACACCAAGGATCGATTATCTTTTTTTCGGAAGGTTAAGACCTTACTTTTGGATTTGAACGCTTTAAATCGCAAATTAGACGTTCAAATGAAGATATTTGAAAAAGAGAAAAAGAAACAAAAATTTTGTCCGATATGCGAAGGGAAATTTTAATGGAAGCAATTCTTATATCTGATTTACATTTAATTGACAGGCCCATATTTTCCCGGAAGGATGATACATATCAAACTCAGTTCGAAAAACTTAAATTCATTTTTGATTATGCAAAAAAAAATGATATTGAATATATTTTTCAAGCAGGAGATATGTTTGATAAGCCAAGATCATATCGCCTGCTTGAAGATTTTATGGAGCTTTTATCAAAATATAGTTTTTCTGTTTATTGTGTATCTGGCCAACACGATATGCTTTTCAGGAATATAAAAAATACAAATATGAGTATTCTTAATAAAACTGGTTATTTGAAAATACTCAATGATCAACCGGTTTTTATTGATAGTGTTTTTATTTATGGGCAATCATGGAATCAAAAGGACATTCCAAAGGTTAATGATAAAACTCAAAAAAATTTATTAGTAGCTCACTCCCCAATAGCATTAGAAAAAAATTATCATGGTCATAATTTAGTTGATTTTCAAAAATTAAAAGATTTTAGATTTGTTTTGTGTGGTGATATCCATAAAGAATTTTTCAAAGATAATATTTTAAATACCGGACCAATGCTAAGAAAAGATATTACATTGAAAAAACATAATCCTTGTTTTTATGTTTTGGACTGGATTGAAAAAAAACCTAATGTCAAAAGGATAGAGATCCCTTTTATTTCTGATGTTTTTGAAGAAAAAATAGAGCTTCAAGGCTTTGATAAACAGGGCTTTGATGATTTTATTGAAGAAATTCAAATGAAAAATGAAACTTCTTTTGGTTTTTATGATATATTAAAGATATCGATAGAAAATGAACCAAAAGAGATTCAAGAAATCATATATGAGCTGGAGAAGGAATAATGGATATTGTAAGATTAAAAAAACGAGTTGATGAATTAATTGCACAAAAAAAAGTAATAGAAAAGGAATTTTTTTCAATAAAAAAGGAAATTGAAAAAAAATATGATATAAAGTTGTTAAAGAAAGATGTTAATAAAAATATTAAGCAAGTAGAAGATATCATTGGTAATGAAAATAAAAAGATAGAAAAACTTTTTTCAAAGATAGAAAAACTTTTAGATGAAATGGAGGAGTAATGAAAATATTTAAATGGATATACAATAATTTTATGTGGAATAGGACTGGAAAATATGAGTATCAATGTGATTATAAATTTATAAATGGGTGTTTTTGTGTAAGAGCAAAAGATCATTTGTTTAAACACAAAAGATATACTGATTATAAGGGATAAAAAAATGAGTTTTTTATCTACAAAGATTCTGGTCCAGTAAATCCGTGGGAATTAATAATTAAATCTGAATTTACAGAAGAAAAAATGAATCAAATTATTAAGAAAATGGAAGACAAAATCCTTTTATTAATAAAATACAAATTTACAGGATTTTTGAAGATGGAGAAATGTGGCCTAGAAATGAAAAATAGAATCCAGCAAATAAAAGGGAAGCTCGATCATTTAAATTCTCAAAAAGAGAATTTTCAAGATTCTATTGAGAGTTTGAATAAAAAAGTTAATAATAATAAACGAGCAATGAATATTATAATGCTTGCGAATCAAAAAACGCAAGTAAATTTCAAAAATAAAGTAGAATCTCTGGTATCAAAGGCTCTAGAGAATATTTTTGAAACTTACAAATTTATATTGGTTTCAGAAATTAAAAGAAACCAAATTGAATTCCAACCCCATATTTTAGATAATAATAAAAAACGTAGTTTAAAATATGGGGTTGGAGATGGGGCGATTGATATAGTAGGTTTTGCATTGAGAGTCATAATGATTTGTTTTGAAAGCCCTAGAAAAAGAAGGTTAATTTTTTTAGATGAACCATTCTTACATCTTGGTAAAATGAGGGAAATGGCATATTCTTTTATTCAAGAAGTATCAAAAAAATTAGGTTTCCAAATTATTTTATTAACTCATGATGAAAATATTCGAAATTTAACTGAAAATATTATTGAATTAAAGGAAAAGTAAATGTTGAAAATGGATAAAGAACAAATAGCAGTATTAAGAAAAATACAAATAGCAAACTGTTGTTATGATGGTATTGTTAATGAAAATCCTTCTTCTATATGTGATTGTAAATATAGTGGAGAAGATATGGTATTGATGGATCAGATTTAAAATCTATATAGCCCTATATTGTTTCACGTGAAACAATATAGGGCTATATAGAGGTTCATTAGAAGGATTTAGAGGTGGTGAACAAACAGGATGTCCGAAACTAAGAGAGGCAATTTATATCTTAGAAGAAATTTCAAAAGAATATGAAAATAAAGAACTAATAGTTCAACATGAAATTGATGCGCTTAATGATATTTTATGGTGGTTAAAAGGATATATATTAAATAGTGGTAAATGTGAATTTGGAGAAAGACATATAAATTCACTTGATAAAGTAATCAAATATTTTCAAGAAGTATAAAAACGGAAGGAGGTAAATAAAGTATTATTGGAATTGGAATAAAACAAAAACGAAATCATAAAAAGGAAAATTAAAATGGCTAAGAAAACTTCAAAAAAAGAAACAAAAAAAGTAAAAAAAGAAACAAAAAAAGTAAAAAAAGAAACAAATGATTCTATAAGTAGAAAAGAACTTATTGAAGAAGTATCTTTTGAACTTGATTTGAATTCTTCAGAGGCAAAAAAAACGGTTATAACTATTCTTGATATTATTCAAGAAAATCTACTAGAGGGAAAGGATGTAAATATTGTTGGTTTTGGAAATTTTAAGGTAATTGCCAAGGATGCTTGTATCAGGAGGAATCCAAAAACAGGTGAAAATGTAAACGTGAAGGCAAAGCATATTCTTAAGTTTAAACCTTCATCAGTTTTGAAAGATGCAATAGCAAATATTTAAATTTTTATAGCCCGGTAGCTATATAGCTACCGGGCTATTGGAGAAAATGTGAAAAAGCGTTGGAGAAAGCCAAAAGCTAATGATAACGAAATTAAAATACAATATGGCAATATTAATGGTGAAATTAATATTTGTTATTTTTATGGCAAGGATTTTCAATCACAAGATGTGCATTTATTCCATTGGTTTTTAAATAATAAGAAAAGTACTGATTATATTCATGGGAGTTTTCTTGAAGAATTAAAAAATAGAGGTTATGATATTTCTACTCTTAAAATTAGTATACAAAAAAGGAGTTAAATTGAAACTTAAAAAGGTTAAAAAAAATATCGATAATTCAAATAAACCAAGAATACATTTTGGAATCAATAAGGAAAGAAAATCTTTTTATTGTCCTGAATGCAATCAAATAAATAAAGTTTTCATTGTACCGGGAATAAAGTTTTGTAAAAATTGTAAACAAAAGATCCTGTTGTGGGGTAAGAAGGATGAATAATGATGAAAGGACAAAGCAAAGAAAAAAGAAATATCGTGATAAGAAAAAAAAAGAAATAAGAGAATATAACAAAAAATATTGGAATGAGAATAAAGATAGAATAAATATTGATAGACTTGATTACAGGATTAAAAAAAGTATTGAAACAAGTAATTTGAAAAAATTAGAATCAATCTTTTTTGCTCGAATATTTTTAAGCCTAATTGATTATCATAAGCAATTTGGAGTAAGATCTCAATTACAAAAAATGATATCACATAAGAAAATTTTTGATCAAGTTTTAAAAATGGCAACTGAAAAGGAAAAGGAAATAATAGATAAATTAAAGGGATAAGAATAATGATTTTATCGGGTAATGAAATAAAAGAAAGACTGCTTTCTGATATAATAATAAATCCATTCGATGAAAGAAAAATCAATCCAAATAGTTATAATTTATCGCTTCATAATGAGTTATTATTTTATACAAATCCCCATCTTGATATAAAGATAAAAAACCAATTTCAAAAAATAACAATTCCAAAAGATGGTTTGATTTTAAGTCCTCATAAATTATATTTGGGAAGAACTGTTGAATATACAGAGACATTCAATTTAGTTCCTATGATCGAAGGAAGATCATCTATTGGGAGGCTTGGTCTTTTTATTCACATTACGGCTGGATTTGGCGATATGGGGTTTCAAGGATTCTGGACTTTAGAATTATTTTGTATAGAACCTGTTCGAATTTATCCGGGAATTGAAATTTGTCAAATTTATTATCATACAATTGAAGGTAAATGTGATAAGTACCAAAGTAATAAATACCAGAATAATAAGGGTATTCAACCGAGTTTAATGTATAAGGATTTTTGAAATGATATTATATAAATTTTTTATTGTTAAAGATGAATCTTTTAAACGAATAATATTTGGTATTGATGGTTTTTTTCATTAGCTATTTATTTGAATGGCATTAAGAGAGGATAGGAGAAAGACTATGAAAAAAAATGACAATGTTAAAATATTGGAGAGATATTATGGATCAGAGTAGATTAAAAGAATATCTTATGGAGTGGATTAAAATGCATGATCCGGTTGAAAGCAAGATGGACCACTTAAGTGAAGCATTGTACTCTTTTAAAGAAAATAATTTGTTCCCTGACGATGTTTCGGTAAGTCCAGAACAAGCCATTGTGTGTTGGAAAATTGTGCAGCGTATCAGGCTTGAAGGTAAATTTCCTGAAGAATTGAGGATGTAATGCCCACAGTGGAATATAAACTAATGGAATGGAAAGATTGATCATGAAACTTGAAAATATAACTCCGAAAAAAGAAAAAGTTGAATTGGATCTTTATCCATTACATAAAAAAATAAGTATTTATGCGATTAAAATCGGAAAATATTTGGCTGTTCATAAAACTCTTCATAATAAAAAGTTTTTTACAGTAACACATGTGCCAACAGGAATGTCTATAGAGACAGAGTTCAAAACAAGACAAGAAGCAATTAATTGGGCAAAGAATTTTAATAAAAAATTCAAAGGGAAGGAATTGGAATTTTCTAAACCATCTGGCGAAAAATTTTTATATTTTAAGAAAATTCATAAAGGAGAATGAAATGATTAAGCAAGAAAATGTAATTTATATTGAACTTGAATGTGATACTGAAGATTGTGAAAACAAAGCCTCTTTTTATATAAAGAAAAAAAGTGAATTAAAGAAATTTTCAAGAGAAAAAGGGTTTCAAAGAGTTGGAAAAAGTATTTATTGTAGAAAATGTTTTACTAAATAAAGGAGATATAATATAAATGATATTAAAAAACTTTTACTTGATTTTGTAAAAAAGAGGGATAAAAACAGGTTCATTTTGGATGTAAGAAATATAAAGATATTGATTTTGTAATATCTGAATCTCAAATAGACTCATTTTTTGAAAGAATAAAAGGTGATGATGAAAATTCTTTTATCAAATCACCTTTTATTAAGGGGGGAATATGTCATATAAAAAAATAATGAGGAAGTATCACAATGTAATTTATCCTGAAGATATTGAGCCTAAACCAATGTATGAGTCTGTTCCTCAACCTAATCAAGTTTTTTGTTGGGATGATACAGGCCAAAGCCCAATTACAGGGTATCTGGATACAAGAACAAAAGAACAAAAAAAAGATGACTATAAAAGATATCTTGAACAAAAACGTAATTTACAAAGGAGAAGATAATGAATAAAACTAAATGTTCTGGATGTACAATGGAAATTCCCAGGAAGAATGGTACTTTATATAATGGGGTTATCTTATGTCCTAATTGCCTTGCATATAAGAAAATGAGAGAATATACTGATCGAGTAATGAAAGGGGATGAAAAATAATGGATGTAAAATGCCCACATTGCAAAAATATCAATTTTACAGGAAAACTTATTACTGACATTCAAATACTTTTTGAATGTTTTACTTGTCAAAAATTCTTTACAGTAAAGAAAAATTTAAATAATGTTATTGAAATTGATAAGTTTATTAAAATGAAATGAAATATGATTATATTTATGTAATTATAATAAAATCATGTCATATGGTTCGTGATTTTAATATAGATGTTGTTTCTGCTGTATATCGTAAAAGTGAAGTAGATAAAACAAGTTAAGGTAGGATTTATGAACGCAAATACAAAGCAAGAATGGATAAATCAAATTCATAATTATCTTTTTGAAAAATCAAAGATTATAGGTTCTTATAAAGATAATCTTGAATCAATTTCAATAAGGTTGGAGATTTTTGAAATAAAATCAAATCTTTATAATGCTATTGATAATGGGGTTGCTGATGACTATTTGATTATATATTCAAGTTATTTAATTAATAAACTAAAACTTAAAAAGGAAAAGAGAAATGAAAATAATAGAGTTTTTATATGAGTCTATAATTTATCTTTCATATGGTATTTTTTTCTCTTACATTTTAGTTAATTGGTTTAGTATATGATAAAAAAGGGAGTTGATATGACTGATGAATTTTATTTTGATAATATAGAAATTTTAATGGATGCCCTTGTCCGTTTTGTAATGGGTTTTCAGATAAAAAACATGATACAGTTATATAAAATGAAATAGAAAAGTACCAAATTTGTAATCAGCCATTTGAATGTTGTATTGCCGCTTTTGTATGTAGGATTTGTAATAAACGATTTCTTGTTGAATTACCTTCACCTGAAATGGACTTACTAAATTTAAGTAAATTAAAAGGAAATATTATAAAAAAAGTTATTATTAAAGTTGATATTTTAAAATGCTTTTATTGTTCATATTTTACAGTAAGTTTAAATGGTATTGGATCATGTCCGAATGATTGTCCCGGTCGGTTTGAAGTTATAAGTAGTATTCAATGGAAGGGAACAGAATCAGCTTTAGGGATAAACAAAATTCAATAGGTTTTAAATATGAAACTGGAAGTGATACTTGTAAAGGGGAAAAATGAAAAAAATAATATTAATATTCATATCAGCAATTCTATTGTTGGCTTGTGGTGAGACACCCACCATAGGCCAAGGTATGATATACCCTTAGAACCTTAAGAATAATTTAAAAAAGGAAAGTAAAAATGTTTAAGGGAATAAAAGAAAAGAAGGAAAAAAGATTTTTTTGAACATTGTAGGCAAGAATTCATCGATTCATATGCTTCTTGAAAGATTTGAGAAATTATTAGAGGTTAAGGAGAAAAAATAATGAAGTTTATTATAAAGAAAAAATACTTAAAATATAAACCAGTAATTTTTGAAATAAGTAATGTCTATATAGATTTTTTTGGCAAGCAACTTCCTATTAAAATTCCTATTAAAAAGAAAATATTAAAACAGGAAAACTATAATGAAGAAATCATCAAGTTAGATGTATATTAAAGACAATATTTAAATTTTTACTTAAATTAATTAAATATTATTTTTATTTTATTCTTAATGTATATTGACATTATTCCCTTTTTTATGTAATAATAAAAATTAGTTATAAAAAAAATATTATATAAAAAAAGGAAAGTATTATGGGAAAATTCAAACAACTTGATTTTATTAAAGGTGCAGATTTAAAACTAACAACTGAAGTAATAGATAGGATATGTCAGGCAAAGGCAAGAGGCATATCTGATAAGGAGTCTGCTAAATTTGCAGGTGTAAGCGAACATACACTATATAAATGGAAGCAACTTGGGAAAAAACAAAAGTATGGTCCGTATAGAAAACTTTTAGAGAAGATGGAAGCGGCAAAGTCATCTCTATTAATCAGTACATTAGATAATATTAGATTGATTGGAAAAGGTGGTAGAGTTGTTGTTGAAGAAAGATATGATAAAAAAGGAAGGTTGAAATCAACAATTAAAAGAACATTGGTATCTGATTTAAAAGCTAACATTTGGATAATGGAAAATAAGTTTCCTGAAGAATGCAAAAGCAAAACAAATATAAATATTGAAGGCGATATCAGGACACAAGGCACTTTAGTTGTACCGGGAAGATTATCTGTTGAAGAATGGGAAAAATTAATAGCAGAGCCGGTTATTAATAAAATAGAAGAATCAAAAAAAGTTATTAAAGTTGATGAAGAATCATAGTTCTGGCTATCTGTATGAAATAAGAAATCCCCTTTTTCATTTTTATGATAGTATCTATATGGAAGGCGTTTTGAAATATCTGATGAATCAGATATTCTATTTTTACGGATTTGTCAAGAGGAAATAGGAAATGGAAGAAAATATAGGAGAAAGGCAAGGTGATCTTTTATCCAAAATAAGATATAAAAAGGTTTATGAAGATTGGATGAAATCAGGTCGTATAGAACGTGCAAATGCCTTGTTGAATTCCATCCATCATAAAGGATGGACAATGTTTGATTATAAACATTTGTGCCCGTTTTGCTCCGATCAGCCAAGTAAAATCAAAAAAGGTGCATACCTTGAAAATAGGGGTAATATGAAAAAAATAGTAATATGTTTGATAATTGTAATGGCCGTATCTTTTTTATCTGGATGCTCCAAAGATTGGGAAAATAGTCCAGGAACTCCAAAAGAACACAGGAGGAAGGTATCTTGAATGAAGATCCGGTACACCATGGCGTGAAACTGGAATGATAAGTAAATAGGAGTCAGAATGGGAATTTTAAAGCGATGGAGTAATAAAAGGAAGAAAAAATTTTTGTCCAATTGTAGGCAAGAATTTATCGATCTGTATAATAAAAAAGTTACAATTTCGGAAAGGAATGTTCCAAAAAGGTGCAATAGCTATGAAAGTAACTTACTCATGACTTTATGGTCAAACGAATACCTTATTCAAAGAGCGAAATACTATCTTTCAAACTCATCAAACAAGTTTAGAAAAACTGATGAATTCACAATTGATGGCAGTTATGATGAAGCCCTAACTCATAAGATAATACATATGTTAGTCGAACGGCTTGAAAAGATATGAAATACGAATTTACAGTACCAGGAAAACCGAAGAAGGTGATTTCAGGCAAATGGGAACACCCTCACGGGCGATATTGATTTGTCAAGAGGAAAACAAGGAAGAGAAAATGAAAAAATGTAATGTTCCATTGACAGCTAGAGAGTCGGAAGAACAGGCCAATTTAAGAATAGCAAAAAAATTAGGGAAGGAATTGAATATTGATTATAAAGTTTTTTTATATTTTATATTTCTTGAGAAAGAAGGGAGTAAAAAGAAAGAAACATAATTAAGGAGACAGATATGGATATGCAATGCTTTAGAAAAAGAAAATGTGGATGGAAAGGTGATATAGAATCAACAAAAATAATTAATAAAAAGACAGTTTGTCTGATTTGTGAAAAGAATCATGTATAATCATGACAAAAGAAGAAGCTGAATCGAGTTTTGGAATTCTAAAGGGAAAGGGATATGGGGATAAATGGAAAATCAAAAAATTAAATTGAACCTTTTTTTGATTTTTATGATATAGTAAGTTTATAGAAGATGTTCGATTGTTATAACGCCTGACTGTTAATCAGGAAGTTGAAGTCCTTTCAATCGAGCCCAATAAATTAAAATAAGGGAAAAATAATGTGTAATACAAATATTACTTTTATTATGATTTTTATTATCCTAAACTCAATAGTTTCAACAGGGATAATTCTTACTAATATTTTTTATTGGTTGCGTCATATAAAAAAAGAGCAGAAAAAAAATACAAATGATATAAAAAGAATTGTTGAGATTATTCCTGATAAATTTCAGGAATATTCTGCAATGGTAATTCTTAAAAAAGGAGAGTAATGCTTAAAAGTTATTAAGAGTAAACTATATAAAAAAATCAAAGGAGGTGATAATAATGAAATGGAATTATTATAGTATTTTTCTTATCTTGATTTTTTTTATCTTTATTTCAGCCTGTACGCCTTAAGGGAAAAGAATGGTTTCTTTTTATATATCATCGCAAGACACTTATTATTCTGATTCAAATACTATGACTGCAAGTATAGCATATGATATTTTAATGAATATCGAAGATTTTTTTATTAAGCCTTGTGATGATATATTTGAAAGGTGTAATGATTTAAATAATAAGAGGATCAGATCAAGATTCCTTTATCTAAGGAGGTGGTTGAGCCGTAATCGTTCGGCATTTCTGTGAAATTATAAATAAAATTTACAATTCCTCTATTTAATGAAAAGAGGAATAGATTTTTTATTTAATTTATTAAAATAAAAATTAATGCTCCCTCAAAAAATTAAAGAGGGAGCAAAATATTTAAAAAAAATTTAAGGAAAATAAACAAAGGAAACAAAATGGATCTAAATAAATCAGCAAAAGCTGGTAGGGAATTGAAAGAAAAACTAATGAATAAGCCAATTGACCAATGTGATGATTGTAAATTTAAAGGAGATTTTAAAGGTTGTATCGAAACAACTTGCACCGTCCATAATTCTTGGCATAATCAAATGTTGAGAATGGCAATAAACAAATTAAAAGATGAAAACACTTATTTAGAAAAGCTTATTAATTATTTAAATAAAAGTATGATGAGGTAGCAATGAATTTTATTATTAAAGTAAAAAACGAAGGTGAGGAAGAAATTTGGGAAGAAAAATACAATAGACAGGTTGATAGTCCTGAGGAATGGGCAAAAGATATTATAAAAACTTTCAATTATACATTAAAGCCATTTGAAAAGAAAAGAATTTTAGTTGATGTCATTATATTAGATAAAAGTAATAATGATCATATTTGGGAAAAATATACAAACGGTATGAGTGTCATGTCTAGAGGTAGGATTTTTGATAGAATGTTTTGTAAGAGATGCGGTGTGACCGGGAAAAGATTTGGGCTTTTGGATATCATAAAAATAGATTCAAAATATAAGGCAAAAAAATATAGGGATTGTACCTGGAAAAACGACTGATTGATTAGACCCTTTTTTCATTTTTATGATATATTAGGGTTAATCGATGAAAATAATCGATTTTAGAAGGCAATCAGGGCGATATAGGAGGGATATGATCTTAAATGTTGGAGAACAAAGAAATGTGGGTGGGGTGATGAGAAAGAATTAATTCAAGTTCAGAGTAAGAGAGATTTAATAAAAGAAGGAGCTTGCCCGGCGTGGTGCCATGAATTTGAGTTTGATGTACCAGTGAAAGTTGTTAAATTTGAAGTAACTTTAGAAATTGAAGATTCTTATAAAACTAATCAGGGGGCGATATAGAAAGGGAATAAAGATGATTAAAAAACAATCATTGGGTGAAAGAATAAGAAACAATATAAAGGCAAATTGTATTATTATAGTTGGTAATGACTATTTTAAAAATATTATTAATGGAAAAACTTTATCATTAACAAAAAATTTTTATGATGCTCAAAAAATGTCCTACAAAAAAGCTCAGGAAAAAAAGGAAGAGATAAATTTTTTAGGCTATATTTGTAATATTATAATGGACGATTGAAAGTATTATTCACAGGTAAAATATTGATTATTTAACTAAAGGAGAAAAAATGAATAAAGACCTTTATGATTTTTTTAATAAAAATTGCTCTGAAACAATAACTATTCAAATCTTAAAAAATTTTCAAATCCGTTATCAAAATATTAATAATAAAACTAAAGTAAAAGTTTTAAAAAGAGGTATTAAAACTTATTTCTTTTGGGAAACTGGTATTGAGTATCATAAGAGAATTCTTGAATGGCTAATAGAGAAAAGAAAAAATAAGATTATTACCGGGAATTATCGGCATTCGATTCTTTTACCTATTTTTTCGCCATATCAAAAAACAAAAGTTATATATAAAAAAGAAGTTCCTGAACCTCAAAGAAAATGTAGGGTGGTAAAGTTAGAAAAAATAAACATCTCTTTTTTGAAAAGAGATGTTATATTTTCTTTTTTTTATGATATTAAAACAGATACTGTTTTAATATCAGATAATGTTAAAATAAAAGAAAAGGAAACAAATAAAACGAATTTATGGAAAAAGTCTGAAAACATCTTTTGTGATATTATAACAGGTGAGTAAAATGACGGTTACAGAGAGAATGAAACAAATTCTTATTAGTTGTGGTACTCCTGAAAATCATATCGAACAAATTATTGATGTTGTAAAAACCAAACCGGAAAATCAATCAATGAAAGATCAATGGAATATGGTTTTCGATAGTAAGAATATCATACTTGATAATGTATTGATAAATGAGTTAATAAAAGCTGCTTATGAATATATTTATGTAAAGTAAGGAGGAGAAAAGGAAAATAATGAATAATAAAATAAAGATTCATTGTTCAAATTGTAATACTTTTTTATTTGATGGATATTATCAAGAAGGTCAGCTTTGTTCAGCATGTCAGAAGAAGCAATGGTGCAGTAACCGTCCTTCAGGTCATATGTGGAAAGGTGATGTTTGTATATTTTGTGGAGAAACAAGGAAGGGAAATGTTATGTAAGGGTGTGGTAGTATATGAGGGTTTTTTAGATAAATTAAAATAATAAAGGAGTATAGAAGATTGAAACCCAAAGAATACCGATGCGAAAACTGTGGAGTGCAAGTTTTCAGGAGAATTGTTTGTAAAATGAGAGGGCAACTCTTAAATGTTTGTGAGCAATGTTATGCTGAATATCGAAATAATAGAAGGAATGGAATATATTAAGAATAAAAAAAATTATTGATGAATAAATTTATCTTATCTTAAAAATAAGAGATAATGTTCCGGCATCTTCAGAAGTAATACCATCACTTTTGGTTGTTTCAACAGTTCCATTATTAAGGAAATTTACAAATTCTTTTTCATCTTTACCTAATTGATAATTTCTTATTCCTAGTTTTGAAAGTAAATTAAAAAATTGTTTTTTTGTAAGATTTATATTTATTTCTTTATTATCATTTTCCATTTTTACCTCCAGTAATAAAGCCTCATGATAAAATACATGAGGCTTTATTTTTAATATTTTCCAATTCTTTTATCAGACATTGGTTGGTAATGTTCATAAAGAAAAATATCATATCCAACAAGATCTGGACCAATCATTTTTGTTTTCTCAACAACTGCTGATACTTCATTAAATTCTTTTATCATATCTTCACAAATTTCCCCGATATAATCTACAACAACCCATTCTTTTTTTTCGGCGATTTCTTTAGTTTTTTGATTAATAAATTCAAGCAATCCTCTATCCATAGTTTGAATCATCGTAACTGCATCAAGAGCATTAGGGTATTTTGTTTCGGATTCAGGAATCATAGGGAGAATGACTCTACCACCAAAATTCAAAATATATTTTTTTACCTTACTTCCATATTTCCATCTCTCGTGTGATTCATTTTTAGTAAAAGAATTAAAGCCTTTTAATCCCATTGAATATAATGCACACCCAATACCTTTTATTTTGTACGATTCGATATATAGTTCATGCATTATTTCGTTGAGAGCATGGATTGATTCTTTTGAAATAATAATTTCCATGATAATTTTCTCCTATAAATTAACCCCTGTATGCCTTAATTATTCAACATACAGGGGTTGATTATACTTCCGCCACAACAATGAGCAATTCGAGGGATTATAAATCGTTTCATAAAATACCTCCTTAAAAAGCCCCGGTATATTTCAACCGGGGCTTAAATTAAAACTTAGTAACTAACTTGCAAGCAACCATAATCCATACTTTATTTCGGGTTTGTAACTATTGACGGTTTTTCTTTCTTTATTGTTCCCGGCTTTTTTATTTCTTCCGGCTTTTTCTCGTTTACCGCCAATGGTCTGCATTCCCCCAAGTAGTCACCATGCCTTAAATGTCCTTCAACTGCTTCAGGTGGTACGATTAAAGTTTGTTGAGCTGGTGTCCCTGGTTGATGACACAGCATAACATTATCCCCGCCACCACCGTTTCCACCACCGCAAGGGCAGTGTCCGTTATTTCATGGACGAGGATGATGGTGTCCTTCACGAATAGCGGCAATAATAGCAGCAGTATTCGCAGCAGCAGCACCATTGATTGCTCCTACAGTAGCATTGATGTTATTTGCATCAGTAGCTCGTCGCAATTCATTATCCATAATCTGATCACGAGTTTTCTGATTTTCCTGCATTACTACTTTTTGAGTTTCACAACAACATTCATGCTGTCTCAGAGCTTGTTCCAGAAAACCTTTTTGAGTATCACAACAGCAAGCAGCAATCTGTCGTGCCAAATCAGCAGATTCCCGAACAGAATTGAGTTCAGTATCTCGCAGTCTGTCAGAAATCCTGAACTCGCCATTTGTAATCTGACTGGACAATGCTGCTTGCTGCCTGTCACGAGTACCATTTTCAAAAGCATTCTGAATACTCGAAAAAGCTTGCCCGAAAAGATTTCTTGTACAATCAGCCTGATCTTCAGTTTGTTGGGCATTTCGGTCAAGTCTTACGGCGTTTGCAATATTACCATAAGCACTTCCATAACCTCCACCTTCACCTCCCCAACCGCCTACTCCCCAACCGCCACCTCTACCTGCTCTTGCAGTGTCGGCAAGCAAAGCAAGTACGGCGGCATCTCCAGTTCCAATACTTCCACCAGGTGTTGTGTCCATAACAATCTCCTTTACTTAATTTTGTTTGGGTGCCATTTCATTTGACACCAGGGTTAAGATCCTTTTTGACTCTATTGGATTTTCATTAAAACGAGTTTGAAAGGATCGCAAATGCTCAATTTCTTTTATTGTTTGTTTTTTTAGATGTTCCGGATATATAGTCGGATTTATATTACTATAAATTTCTAGCAATGCATGGAGTTGTTCGATAACACTAAGCATTGATAGTGTTAAATTTTCTTGTCTTTGTTTAGGTTGTGGTTCAGGTTTAGGTTGTTGTGGTTGTTGATTCTGTTGATTACTATATTGTTGATTATAAGGATTTTGATTATAAGGATTTTGATTATAAGGATTTTGAAATTGCTGGTTTAATTGGTATTGGCGCATATTAGCATTAAATAATGCTTTTTGAGTAGCTAAAAGCCTTTCTTCAGATTGTCTTAAAATATCATTTGTGTTTGACTCAATATAGACGGGCTCTTTCTTTTCTACTTGTTGGTCTGTCATCATGTCTCTCCTTATGATTATTGTAGCAGGAAGGTTTTACCTTTCGATTTTTTAAAAAGGTATCAAATAAAAATATTATCGTCAATATAACGCATTGATATAGTTATAGATTTTGAATTCAAGTTATTCTGAAAAAATCTATAGGTTTTCGATTGAATTCAAAAAAATTCAAAACAGATTGACAAAATTATAATTAGTAACTTATAAGAATTGATATTTATTCAAAATAAGGGAGTTAATAACAATGAATAATCAATTTTGTTATAGGCTAAAACCAAAACATTATTCTCAAATAGTAAAATTAATGAAAAATGAAGATTATGAAATACCAAGTTTCCATAGAGATTTAATAAAAGTAATAATAAAATTTTATGAAAATGGAATAACATTGAAACATATTGAAGGAAGATTGAAGGGAATTATTGCTTTTATTAAAACTGATATTGATAAGATGGAAGATCCATTCAAATAGTCAATCTCTAGTTTTTTCTAAAAATATCGATTTTTTACAACACCTTTTTTGTTTTTATGATATACTAATCTTAGTTGAGATATTTAACATCTACATAGTCAAGTTTTGAAAATTAAACTTTAATAAAAGGTAATTTGATATGAAATTAAATATTAAAGCAGCAACCCCGGAACCAGATCCAATAAAAGGAAAAAGAAGTTGTGCCAGAAGTAATCAAGGACATTGGTTTTGCTTTTGAGTCGTCTATATTAAAAAAGGCTGTAATAAAAGATATTGAAGCAAGAGTAAAAATGGGATTTGAAAAATATAAAACAAAACTTAAAACATTCAATGGAAGAGATTGTTTAAATGATGCGTATTAAACAAGAGTTGAAAAATAAAGAAATTGAAATGCAGAAAAATCAGAATGAAAGATGAGATTAGGAGAAAATATGAATCTTGAAAAACAAATAACAAAAAATATATTAGAATGGCCTATATTATTTTTACATCGAACTTTTAAAAATTCAAGATTATTTGTTTTAGATCATTTATTTAATATTGTTGGAAATGGATATACTTGGCATAAGGAGTCTGGACAAATACAAATACTTGATGAAAAAGTAAAAGAAAAAAATGTTCCTGAAATTACAATGACAGAAAAAAACTTTAAAGAGCTTACAAAAAATATTAATAAAAGCGAGACTGCATATCATTTTTATAAAAATGATATAGGTTGTGAAGTTTTTATTCCTTATCCAATAAATTACAAAGGCAACTTGCACTATATTCCAGATAATATAGAAAATTCTTGGTTAAAAGGAGCAGAGGAAATTCTTATTGCAAATCAAAACTTTTATTATAGAGTAAAATCAAAAACACCAATAAGAATAAATAATATAAAATATACAAAAGAATATTGTGAAAGTGAATTGGCATTTCTTGAAAGTATAAAAAAAAGAATTGAAATTTTAAAGGAGAAGAGAAATGAAAAATAAATATTATCCAAATTATTTAGTTTCTCCAGGTGATATTTTGATTGAAGATCTTAATTATTTTAATTTACTTCCAATTGAATTATCGGATAGAATTAATATTGATGTAAAAATTATCAACGGAATCTTAAAAGGGGAAGAACCTATTACCCGTGAAATTGCTATTTCTTTTGCAAAAATTTTTAAAAGACCAAGTAGATTTTGGATGAATTTAGAAAAACAGTATCAAAAAGATAAGGAAAGATTAAAACTGTCTGAAGCCTTTGGATAAGGCTTTATATTCAAATAAAAAGAAAATCGATTCTACACCCCAATAAGCTCGATTTTGACCCGGTATTGGAGAAAATCCATATCGGGTTTTTTATTTGAATTCAAAAGACTTGAAAAAAAGGAAAATATATTGTATGGTGTTTTGTATGTATATTTTATAAACTTAATTTTAAAAAGGAGAAAAGAAAATGGAAATGAAAAAAGTATTGATTGTTTTTATTATGTTTTTTGCTACTATAGTTTTTATTGGATGTGGTGATGAAAGTAATTATGTATTGCCAGAAGAAAATACAGATGAAGTAACGGATACAGATAGAGGTATTGATGATGAAGTGGATGAGGATCTGATATATTTTCCTTGTCAAGGAAAATATGACTTTGAAAGTGTAGCTGTAACAGTAGTTTTGTATGATGAAGATGGAATGATTAGTTATGAACCGGGTAAGGTTGCAAATAGAATATATGAGCATTCTCTTTCAGCAATTGATCAATGTTTTGATTATGAAACAGTTTTTCTTCATTATAGAAATTCTATGACTATGTTAAATGCTTGCGATAATACAAGATATACGCCTGAAATGATTTCTGAGTATTTTTTTGAAGCGATGTTAGAAACAATAAATTATGATCCATATAATATATGTCCCGGCGGATGCGGTACTGTAAAAAGGAAATATGGAGGTGTTATATGAAAAAGTTTTTTATTATTGCTATGTCTTTATTGATTAGCGGTTGTTCATTTTTTAATAACGACCTTCAAGAATCGATATATGAATTAAAAGTTGCAGATGCAAATCTGCAACTTAACTATAATCTTTTCAGGGATCAGATTATAGCGAGAAAACATCATTTATCAAAGGATGATTGGGAATTACTTAAAAAATTTGATGATGAAATACGCAAACAATACGGTCCAATAAAAGATGGTATCGATAATGTTAATTTTGCAAGTAAAACAGACCCCAATTTATTTATCAATGCTATTATTGGAATCCTTCCCATTGGAATAGAACTTATGCAAAATATGAATATACAAATAAGGGAATACGAACAAGCAAAAGATTTCAAAAAATAATAAATAAAAGAAATTAATTAAGGAGAACATATATGGAGATAATTGAACAAAGTCATAAAATTATAAAAATTGATAATTGTCCTCTTGAATTAATTGAGAAAGCTGGACGGACTTGCTATAAAAGCGAGTCCAAAATTAATAAAGAATCATCTGAAAAATTTACTAAAATGATTATCAATAAGGGACATGAATCGGTAATTGAACATGCTATAATTACTATTAAGTTTATTACAAATCGAGGAGTCTTACAGGAGATTGCAAGACATAGGATTTGTTCTTTATCTGTTGAGTCAACCCGTTATATTAATTACAAAAACCGAGATATACTTTTCATTCTCCCTGTTTGGATGGATAAAAAGTATTTGGGAAAGTATAAAGAAACTTCATGTATTTTTTTTAAAGATGATATCCCTTTCACCCACAAAGTTTTTCTTCAATCTTGTCTTAATTCAAAATTTGATTATAATAATTTAATTAATAATGGATGGAGACCGGAACAAGCGAGAGAAGTATTGCCCAACAGTTTGAAAACCGAAATAATTATGACTGCAAATTTAAGAGAGTGGAAACATATTTTTAAATTAAGAACTTCAAAACAAGCTCATCCACAAATAAGAAAATTAATGAAAAATTGCTTAGAAGATGTAAAAAAACAAGTCCCAATAATTTTTGATAGTATAGGAGAAAATTAAAATGAAAATATTTTTTATCATTACTATATCATTTTGTATGATTGGGTGTGCCGCTTCAAATAAAATAGTTCCTGATGATTCGGGTATTATTCCCGACAAGCCAATTGGAATTGAAGATATCGATCCAATTAAAAAGCCTGAAAAAATAACAATTATTAATGGTAAGACAGATGAAGAATTGCCAATGGGTAGTTTTGGAGAATAATAAAAACAAATAAGTAAGGAGAAAAGTAAAATGAAAGTTATAAAAAGAAAATTAGATGATATAATTCCATATCCAAAAAATGCAAAGAATCATAATGTTGATTGGATCATAAATTCAATTCTCATTGGTACTGGTTTGACTAAAGAAGATGTTCAAAATATGAGTGATAAGGAAAGAGAAAAAGTAATTAAACCAGATCAGCCCATTGTAATCTGGGAAGAAGATAATATGATTATCAAAGGGCATGGAAGGCTTAAGGCAGCATATGAGCTTAATATGAAGGCTTTTCCTGTAGTTATAAGAGATGATTTGACAGAAGAACAGGTAAGGCTTGCAAGGATTGTTGATAACAGATCCGGGGAATCAGATTGGGATCTTGATTTACTTAATGAGGAAGTAGAAAAGCTATCTGATAATTTTACAATTGAAGAATTAAGCGAATATGGTATTGATGAAGAATGGGAAATGATTGATTTTAATTTTAATAATGAAGATGAAGATGAAGATGAAGATGAAGAAATTAATTATATTGAAGAATGGGAGGGTATGCCGGAATGTGAAAATGAAGATTTAGGGGCAAAATTTTCAATAACAGTAAATTTTTTGAGTATTGATGATCTTAATTCTTTTGCTACATTTATTGATCAAAAAATTACAGAAAAAACAAGATCGATTTGGTATCCAGAAGCAAAAAAAATAGATATGACAACTGAATATTACGATGAAAAATAAATATCCAATATACATTATTTCTAAAGGACGATGGGAAAGCAGATTAACAAGTAAAGCTCTTGAAAAGATGAATTGTCCTTATAGAATAGTTATTGAGCCTCAAGAATTTGACGAATATTCTAATGTTATTGATCCAAAAAAAATAATAGTTTTGCCTTTTAGTAATTTGGGAAAGGGATCAATACCAGCAAGAAATTTTGTTTGGAAACATTCTTTAGAAGAAGGTCATGAAAGACATTGGATAATGGATGATAATATGAGAGGATTTCATAGGTGGAATAAAAATAGAAAATTAAAAGTATTTTCACCTATGATATTTAAAGCAATGGAAGATTTCACAGATAGATATACAAATATTGCTTTTTCAGGCCCACAATACTTTATGTTTGTTAGGCAAAAATGGAAAGATGTGCCATTTAGAATAAATACTCGTATTTATTCTTGCATCTTAGTAAATAATAGTTTGAAATATAGATGGAGAGGAAAATATAATGAAGATACTGACTTATGTTTAAGAGCTTTAAAGGGAGGATGGTGTACAATTTTATTTAATGCATTTCTAGTTGAAAAAACAACAACAATGGTAATGAAAGGTGGGAATACTGATGAACTTTATAAACAAGACTCTAATTTTGATGGTAGGCTTGAAATGGCAAGATCATTACAAAGACAACATCCTGATGTTACAAAAGTTGTAAGAAAATGGGGAAGATGGCAACATTCAGTAAATTATAGTCAATTTAAAAAAAATAAGTTAATAAAAAAAGAAGGTGTAAAAATAGAAAAGGGTATAGATAATTACAATATGGAGTTGAAGAAAAAATGAATATATTAAATGAAAGATCAGATGATGGATTAAAAAGATTTTTATTGATCTATAAAAAAATAAATCCAGAAGCAAAAATAGGTAGGATTTATAATATTGCAAAAAATACTATAAGATACTTAAATGGAAATGGTAATATAAGAAAAAGTTTAAAAGAAAGTCAACAACTTGAAAATTTATGGTATAAATCATTAGAAAATAACAACCCTGATTTTAATTTATATGACCACGATTATTATCTATCTGAATTATGGGCATGCTGGAGAGTATATTCACGGAAATATATAATGGCAATATCAGATAGAAAGTCATTATTTGATACTTCTATAAAAAAAGATTTAGAAAAAGTTAAAAATATTGTTGATTTGGGATGTGGTATTGGATATACATCTGCCGCATTAAAATTAACTTTCCCTAATTCAAATGTAATTGGAACAAATATTGAATTTACAAAACAATCCAAATTTATTGAAGTTATAAAAAATAAATATCAATTTGACATTTGTTACGAAATCGATAATATTTCAAAAGATATTGATTTAATTTTTGCATCAGAATATTTTGAACATATACAATATCCAATTTATCATTTACACGAAATTGTTAGAAAATTGTCTCCAAGGTATTTCTTGATTGCAAATTCATTTAACACTAGAGCTATAGGACACTTTAATATATATGCTGATAAACATGGAGCATTTATAACTAATGATAAAATATCTCGAATATTTAATAGAGAAATGCGATCCTTAGGATATGAAAAGATAAAAACAAGACTTTGGAATAATAGGCCAACATATTGGAAAAGATTAAATAATGAATGATTATAGTAATTATATAAAAGATGCAGTATGGGTACCACAAGCTGGTTCTCAATTGTTTTTTCTTTCTTGTCCTATAGAAGAAGTTCTTTTTGATGGGACAAGAGGCAATGGAAAAACTGATTCACTAATAATGGATTTTTATCAAGACTGTAATAAGGGGTTTAAGTCTGATTGGAGAGGAATACTTTTTAGAAATACATACAAACAGTTAAGTGATATTGTACTTAAAACAAAAAAGTGGTTTTCATTAATTGAGCCAAGGGCAAAATTTAATGCTTCAGCTATGTCATGGACTTTTCCTGAAGGTGAAGTTCTTTTTCTTTCTTATATGAGGAATATTCAGGATTATGCGGTATATCATGGAAAAGAATTTAGTTGGATTGGATGGGAGGAATTAACAAACTGGAAAGATATTGAATGTTATGAGTCAATGAATAAATCTTGTTTGAGAGCAAGCGGCCCAGGAATTATCCCAAGAACAAGATCTACAACAAATAGTTATGGAGTTGGTCATGCGTGGGTAAAAAAGTATTTTGTTGATCCAGCACCAGCCGGAAAAATTATTACAGATAAGGATGAAAATAGAAGAGTAAGAATCCATGGGAATGTACAAGAGAATAAAATTTTACTTAAAAATGATCCAAAATATATTAATAAGTTAAAATCAATAACTGATCCAAATAAAAGAAAAGCATGGTATGAAGGTTCCTGGGATATTGTAGCAGGAGGGGCATTTAGTGATCTCTGGGCACCTGAAATCCACGTAGTTGAGCCCTTTGATATACCTACCTATTGGAAAGTTGAAAGATCGTTTGATTGGGGGTCGTCAGCCCCTTATGCAGTACCATTTTTTGCTGAGTCAGATGGTACGCCGGTAAAAATAAATAATAAAATAAGATCATTTCCAAAAGGGACTTTATTTTTAATTGATGAAGTTTACGGATGGACAGGCAAGGAAAATAAAGGGGTCAACCATACTCCAAAAAAAATAGCTGAATCAATATTGATTAAAGAAAAAATATTGAAAAAAAAATTCAATATTGGTAGGATAAGACCAGGACCAGCAGATAATCAGATTTTTAGCTCGTCACCGGGGGAAAGAACAATTGCTGATAAAATGGCAGAGCTAAAAATTGATGGTTGTAATATTACTTGGGAATGGGCAAATAAAAAACCTCACTCAAGAGTTCAAGGCGTAGAGCTTATGAGGGATTTATTAGAAAGCTCAAATGATTTAATTACTAAAGGAAGTATGGAATATCCAGGTTTTTTTGTTTTTAATAATTGTGAGCAATTTCTAAGAACTGTTCCAAATATCCCCAGAAATCCTTCAAATATGGATGATGTTGATAGTGATAGTGAAGATCATATGTGGGATGCAGTAAGATATGAAATTTTAAGTAAATCATATTCATGTTTTTATGGATCAATACAAGGATAATAAAGGAAAAATAAAATGACAACTCAAAATAAAAATGATGGACTTTTTAAAGAAAATAAATCGTATAAAATAATGATTGAAAAGTATAGGTTTTGGAGGGATTTATACAAAGGTGGTGATTATATAATCAAAAAACCTTATCTTCAGAGACATCCATTTGAATCTGATGCTCAGTGGAAAATAAGAAAGGCAAGAGCAGTTTACAGAAATGCCTGTGGGCCAATAGTAAAAGTTTTTAACTCAGCCATTTGGAGAAAAAAACCTGAAAGAGAATTAGATACTGAAGCTATGAATTATTTTGATAATGTTGATCTTTATCAAAATAATGCTGATTTATTTTTTTCCTGGGTATCAAAAAGGGCTTTGTATCAAGGAATAAGTTTTGTTTTAGTAAATGCAACACGATCAACAAAACCACTTAATACTCAAAAAGATTATAAAGATGAAGGTATAAGACCATTCTTTACAATTATTTCTTGCGAAAATTTAATTGATTGGGGAGATGAAAATGGAACTCTAACATATATCTGTATCAAAGATTTAATGGTATTAGAATCGAAACCATTTCAAAAACAAGAATCATTTCCAATTTTAAGATACTGGGATACTAAAAAATGGGCAGTACTTAAAAATATAGAAAATGGTGATATAGCTTTTATTGATCAAGATGGAAATAAAACAAACTATGGGATAGTAAAAGATGAACATGGAAATTTAATGGAAGGCGATCATAATCTTGGAATTGTTCCCATTGTTCCTTTTTATTTTGAAAGAGAAGTAGAAATGGTTGGTTCATCTGTATTATCAGATATTGATATGCTTGCACTCAAAATGTATTGGAAATTATCAGAACTTGATAAGGCTGAATTTGATTGTGCTGTTCCATTACTTTTTGGCTCAGGACTTACAGAAGATGAATATAAGGGTTTTATTAAGGCAACATCAAACGGACTTTTCCCTGGAAATCCAGAAGCAAAATTGGGGTATATTGAACCTGGAAACGTATCTTTTGAAACTATTAGAACAACAATTAAGGAAACTGAAACAGCCATTAAAGAAATCGCTCTTAGAATGACAAGGCCAGATACAGCGGTTGGTGAGACTTATGAAGCAAAAAAAATGGATAAACAACAATTAATAACACAACTTGCTGAATTTAGTTTAAGATGTTCAGAAAAAGAAAAAAGATGTTGGGATATTTTTAATTTATGGTTAAATAAAAGTTCAAAAAATACTATACAATATAATCAAGATTTTGATCCTAATGAGATATCATCTGAATTAATTAATGCTTTGGATGGCTTAAACAGGAGTAATATATTAAGCAAAGAAACTATTCGATATATTTTGCGACAAGGTGAAATCCCATTTCCCGAAGGTTGGACACCTGAAGAAGAAGAAGAAAAAGTAAAAGCAGAACAAAAGGAGAATAGTGATATGGCATTGGATTGGAGAAATGATAGTATAGTAGGAAAGGAGGAAGACAATGAAATACAGGAAACTCAGGAAATATAAGTATCAGCTAACTGAAAACTATTTTGTTGAAACAAATATAACCGGTTTTTCTGCTAACAATAAGTTTATTGGTTTAAATAAAACCGGAAATATGGTAATTTTTCAGGGATATTCTTGGGATGGCCCAAGTGGTCCAACTATTGATACTGAGGCATTTATAAAAGCAAGTCTTGTTCATGATGCTTTTTATCAATTATTTAGAGAGAAAAAATTGCCATTAAGTTTAAGAATAAAAGCTGATAAATTTTTGTATAAAGAATGTATTCAATATGGAATGTGGAAAATAAGAGCATTATGGGTTTATTGGGCAGTTAGAATATTTGGTAAAAGTTCAGCAAAAGATAGTACAAAAGGCGAAATTAATAAATAAGGAAAACAAATGTATTTAGGTATAAAGTCATATAATTTTAATCATGATTTATTATTAAAAGAAATGATAGAATTACATGGAAATGGGCAGATTGATTATGATCCAACTTTTTCGAAAGGAAATTTTTATAAGAATATAAAAAAACCTAAATTTTATTCTGATTTTTCAATAGGTAATCCATTATTTTTTTCGGATATGTGCAATATGCCATTTAAAAGAAATACTTTTAAGTCAATAATGATTGATCCTCCTTTTTTATGGAGTAGTGGTAAATCATTAAAAGTAATAAAAAAGAATTGTAATATAATCATATCGAGATTTACTTTATTTAAAAACAAAAAAAAATTGTTATATTTTTATAAGTTGGCAATTGGTGAAGCTTATAGAGTATTGAAAAAAGATGGAGTTTTATTTTTTAAATGTCAAGATGTTGTTAATGGTAGTTTAAATAATTTTATTCATATTGATGTTTTTAATATAGCAGTATCAAGAGGGTTTATTGCTAAAGATTTATTTTTATTTTTAAAAGAAAATAGGTTAAAATCAGGAAAATGGAAAAAACAAAATTTTGCAAGAAAACATCATAGTTATTTTTGGGTATTTCATAAACGAGGAAATTAATAATGGTTAAAATTCTTTCTAAAATAAGTGGAATACCGAAAAGTGAGATGCGGGAAATTGCAAATAAAGTTATAGAAAACAAATAAAAAGTTAAATAATTGTAATTATTATAATTTTTCCATTAGACATCAAAAAACTTCATGTAATGCCTTAACTTTAGGTGTTGTCGATGAATAAAAATAATAAAAATATGGAGATATAATGACTCCTGATGAAAAAAAAGATCTGGTAATGCTTATTCGTTTTATTGCTGCTGAATACGATCTTGAAAAGTATACTGTAAGAACATTGAAGCGTATCAGCAAGGCTGTTAAAAAAGCGGAGGATGAGATGTATGACTTTATTATGTATAAAGGATCATCTATTAAGGATTATGCTGAAGAACGACTTCTGGCGGTGTTAGATGAACTATCTGATTTGACGATAGGAATCCAGAATGAAATTACCGGGGATATAGCAAAAACTTATGGTGAAGTTGGTGCAAAATCATATATTGATACAAATAATATATTAAGTTTTGATGGTGAAGTTTCTGGTTTCAAAACAGTAGGATTATCATCAAATCAACTTTCACAATTTGCCTTAAAAACAAAAGTTGGTGGTGATCTTTTAAATAATTGGGTAACAAAATCCTTTGATATTAAAACAAAAGGCATTATTAGAGAGGAAATTTTAACAGGCAGATTAAAAGGAGAAAGTACAAGAAAAATAATTGATAGGCTAAATGAAACTTTGGATATTACTAAAAGAGAATTGACAACATTAACAAGAACTTATATTCAATCAGCAAATGTAAATGCCCAAAAAGATGTTTTTAAAAAAAATAAGGATATTGTAATTGCATTAAAATGGTCAGCAACATTGGAAGGAGGACAAAAGAAAACAGGTAGGGGTACCTGTTTGAGATGTGCTTTTTTAGATGGACAAAAATTTAATAATGGAAGTAAAAAAAGTAATTTACCAGACCCTCCACCTTGCCCATTACATCCCAATTGTAGGTGTATACTTGTTCCTGTTACTCCTACTTTCAAAGACTTAGGACTTGATATAGAAGAAATTGATGATGCTTACAGAGTATATTATGAAAGGGGCAAGATTACTAAAGAAGGAAAAAGACTATATAGTAATATTGGAAAGGGTAATCAAGCTAAAATATTGGAAACCGGATTTCATCAAGGGGACTATAAAAGTTGGTTTATTGATAGGCCAGATGTATATCAAAGAAATACTCTTGGTCCGGTAAGATATGATTTATGGAAATCAAAAAAAATCTCCCTTGATGATTTGGTAACAAATAAAGGAGATTTAGTACCAATTAAAGATCTTTAATTGAACCAAGTTTCCTTTTCCTCTTTAACTTCACCAATAAAAATCGAAAAGTTTAACTATTAAATTCAAATAACTTGACAACAAACTTAACATGTGTTAATGCACTTATATATTAAATTTAACATATGTTAATTCTTAACATATGTTAATAAACTATTGTCTAACTTTTTCAAGGTAAAAAGTAAAATAATTTATGTCGTTTCAAGGTAAACGATAACCATTAAAAAAGGAAAAGAAAATGCCGTATAAACTTACAGAAGATGGTCAAGGACTTGTAACTGTAAAAACAGAAGATGGACTTATTTTGCCTATTCTCATTGATCCTGAAAATCAAAATGAAGCTCCGCATGATGGAGATAGGGTCATGGCAACAATGAAGAAGCAAAGAGAGATTGAGGCAGAAGCAAGAAAAGCAAAGAAAGAAATGAGCGATGAATTGACAAAGCTTAAAGAGTTGATGGGCGATATTGAAGATTTTGCTAAGTTCAAGGAACAAGCATTAACAGATCGTGCAACTATCGATGGTTTAAGTGATAAAGAAACAAAAACAGCAGCAGAACTTGAAGAAAAGCGAAAGCTAACAGATGATGCTTGGAAAAGCAAGATAACAGCACAAGAGGAAATGTATAAAAAAGAAATTGAAGAAAGAGATGCTCAGATCAAAAAAACAAAAACTGATTTTGATAATTATTTGGTTGAAAGACTTTTTTTCAATTCGTCTTTCATTAAAGATGAAACGCATATGCCTCCTGATATAGCTTACAAAGCTTTTTCTGATCAAATTAGGATTAGAGAAGAAAATGGAAAAAGAACTATATATGGAGTCGGTCAAAATGATCTTGATATCCTTTCGCAAAAAACTCCAGGTGAGCCTGCTGTAGGAGATGAATTGGTTGAACTTTTGGTCAAATCACATCCATCAAAGGATGCTTTTTTGAAAAATAACAAACCCAGTGGATCAGGTCAAGGTGGAACATCCGATGCTCCTGATCCTCAAACATTGTTGGGTCAAATGTATCCAACTATGCAATAAAGGAGATATAATATGAGTACAATTATTAGTAATATGTTGACAATTCTTGATTTTGCTAAGAGAATCAATAATGGAGTACTTACTCCAATTGTTGAGACTCTTAATAAAACAAATGCTATGTGGGACGATGCTCCTTGGTTGGCATCAAGTTCTGAAAATTCTCATTCTTTTGGTAAGAGAACAAGTTTGCCTTCTGGAACTTGGCGAGCGTTGAATCAGGGTGTTGCCCGTGAAAGATCTCATACAGTTATGGAAGAAGAACCTATTGGACTTCTGGAAGGCTATAGCCAGATTGATGAACATGAAGTCAATTCTGCACCTGACAAAGCTCAATATAGAGCAATTGAAGATCTTGCCTTCCTTGAAGGTATGGGGCAGACCCTTGCATCTGCAATGGTTTATGGAAACCGAGCAGTGAATCCCAATCAGATTACAGGCTTTGCTAATCGATATAATGCTCTTGCACTTGATAATGTTCATAGTGCTGGTGGGTCAGGTACAATGTATTCTTTTTGGATTATTCAATGGGGTATTGATGTTCATCTAGTATATCCGAAAAATGATCCTATGCTTGGTATTAGGCAGCGAGACAATGGACTTGTCGATGTAACAGATGCTAATAGCGCCAAATATAAAGCCTATGAAACTCAGTTTTCTGTTCGTCCCGGTATTGTTGTTCGTGATGATAGGAAAGTTCAAAGGGTTTGTAATATCGATATTACAAAACTTGATGCAGCTTCCCAAAAATTGAGTATTGCACTTCGAAATATGCCTAATGATGGGGCAGGTTCAGTAATTTATGCTCCTAAAGAATTGCTCGGTTATTTTGATGTATTTGCTCGGGACAAAACCAATGTTTCTTACGATGTAAATAATCCTTTTGGTCGTCAGGTAGCTATGTATCAGGGTACGCCGGTCAAGAAAATGGAAGCTTTGGTCGCTGAAAGTGCAGTAACTTAATATTGGTTTTTAATTATTTTTGATTAATAAATTAATTTTTTAATAATAAGGAGGTTTCATGAAAGACCTTAAATTGACAATGAGTGATAATCAAGATTTGGCTCAGGTTGCAGGGACATATTATAGTAATGTACTTGACCTTCAAACTGCAACTGATCTGAAACTGGGTGTTGGCGCACCTATTTTTACTCATATTACAGTTTCAGAAGCTTTTGTTGGTGCTGGTGCTACAGTGGCATTCACTGTTGAACATGCCACTGATGAAATATTTACTTCACCGGTAACAATTCATTCTGTTGCTGCAACTGCAATTACAGCACTTACTCTTGGTGCTGTAGTAATGAACAAACCGTTCGATGGTAATTTTGTTTCAAAACGGTATATGAGAGTCAAATATGTGATTGCTACTGCTACAACTACAGCAGGAAAAGTAAACGCATGGTTGGATGATTCGCCTGTATAAAGAATTTACCTGTATTTGAGAGTTCTTAGAAACCTTTTTTAAAAAGGAGTTAAAAAAATGGCAAGGCTAAAAAAAGAAGTTGAAGAAGTTAAAGATAATCTGGAAGAAGTTGAAGATAATCCGGAAGTAATTGAAATGGGTATGGATGAAAAACAAATAAAAAAAACTGAAGTTTGTATTGCGAGATATTTTGATTCAATGATGGGGACGTTTGTTGAAAAAGACGATATAAGAACAAATTTTGATAAAACTGTAAATACTTTTTATAAGAAAGTAAAATAATGAATCTGCTAACAGCAGGCCCAGATACTGACAGTTTTATATCTTTATATGAGGCAGATGACTACCACTCGAATCGTCTTCATAAAAGCGATTGGAGTGGTGCCTCTAATGCTGATAAAAAGTCAGCATTAATATGGGCAACTAATTTAATTATTCAACAAGTTAGATTTTCAAGCTCACCACTAAATCAAAATCAAAAGCTACCTGCACCTTTTTATAATTCGATTTTAGATTTATATAGTGATGATGTGACCGGAACATGGACTCAATCAAGTGTTGATAGTTCATTATATTATCTTGATAGTAATCCAACTTTTGATAAATTAAGTTTGGATGGAATTGAACTTGCAAAAGGATATGTTGAAGCTTCCAATTATTTAGAAATAGGTGAATATGGATCTGGCGATATTGATTCAATTGGAAACGATGCATTATATTTTAGAATTTTTGATAAGGTTCCTAATAAATATACTTTTAAGGCTTGTTATTTTTATACTGACACTGGAAGAATTGAAACGTCAATTAATTTTATTGATGATGCAATAAAATATGCAACTGCTGAATACGCTTTGGTTTTAATAAAAAGTGATGTGACTGCTCCTTCAGGGACAACAGGAGTAAAGTCAATGAAACTTGGAGCAATGGCTTTTGCTTTTAATAATTATGATTCAATTCCGAAAATGCCAAGTCAAGTAAGTGATTACTTAAAAAATTATGGTCAAGTAATAAGTGGATCAAATATTGAAATTGGTAGAGGGTAAAATATGAATATTACTGAAATTGAAAACCTTATTGAGGTTGGAATTGGGATTGCTGGCGATGCTGTAAAGACCGTCAGTTTTTTTCAATTAATAGGTAATGTTTATGATCCTGAAACCGGTACTTCAACAGTACAGGCAGCAAAAATACCAGGTGTCAGACTTATTCCTGATGAATTTTCGATAGAAGAAAAACAAAACAATGAGATATTACAATCTGATAGAAAAGTAATATGTTTTGAAAAAGATTTTGTATATAATGGTCTTGCAGTCAATCCTAAAAAAGGTGATTGGTTCGATGATAATAACCAACAATGGGTTATTGAAGATGAGATGACTGAAGACCCTTATGGGGCCTTAATCACCTTTCAAATAAGAAAGCAGGGCGATTCTCCACAAGGCATTGTGCCTCCTCCAACTGATACGTATTTTCAAGGAGCGATTCCTTGGTGGGATATAGCTTTAAGTAGATATGTTTTAAATGAAGTATCTTATAATAATACAACAAAAAATCTTGAAATTAATGGTGTCCCGGTTGGTGGTGGGAGTGGAAATATCGAAGATGGAACAGACCAAGGCCAATTAAATTATTGGAATGCAACTACAAGTATTTGGTCACCAATAAGTAAATCCGATTTATTTTGGGACAATACAAATAAATTTTTAGGTATAGGAATTGAAACGCCTAATAGAAAATTTGAAGTTGTTGATAATTTTATCCCTCAATTAAGATTAACGAATGTTGATGCTGTAAGCTATACTGATTTTGAAGTAGATAGCGGTGGAGATTTGAATATACTTCCAAGTAGTGGAGAAGTATATATACCAGAAAGGTTATCCATTGGTACGCAATCTCCATCTTCAGATAGATTACATATAGCAGATACAGATATTTTAAATACTGGACTTACTTACTCATTTGGCTCTTTCAAAACTATACAACCAACATCTTCTTCAGATGCATCATATTTTAGTATTTTGGGATTTATAAGTGTACAAACCAACAATGATTTGACAGCAGTATCAACTAATACAACCATTGGTCCTGCTGGTATTATTGGGGTATTTCAGAAAAATAATTCTGAAGGAACTACGCAGGAAGCTACTGGCATTGGTGGTCGATTGGATGTTAGTCGTTCAGAAGTAAATCCAATTGTAGATGCAGCAGCAATTAGAGCATTTCCACCGTATATTTATCTTGGATCAGTAACTCGTTATTCTGGACTTAATATTCCAGAGTCAAATATGTATACGATAAGTGATGCTTATGGTATTTATCAATCTGGTTCTAATGACAAGAATTATTTTGCTGGTAATACAGGAGTAAATACTTATTCCCCTGCAAGAAAATTTGAAGTTGTTGATGATACCGATCCTCAATTGAGAATAACAAATACTTTATTAACTGACTATACTGATTTTGAAGTAGATAGCAATGGAAATTTAAATATACTTCCAAGTGGAAATACTGTATTTTTCCCACTTGGTTCTGCTACTAATCCATCAATATCTTTTTTCAATGACAATACAGGATTTTATCAACCGGCAGCAAATAAAATTGGTATTTCGTTAAATGGGTATCAGAGATTTCTTTTTGAACAAGGATACTATTTATTGGGAGGTAGTAGTAGTGGAGCTGCAATAACAGCATTGAGTTCAAATGCTACCAAACCTGTTCATTTATTTACTAATGATTTTGATACTGGTATGGGTCGTGCGGGTGCTGATCAATTATCTTTAATTGCTGGTGGAGTTGAAGGAATAAGGATTACAGAGGCTTCTGGAGAAATACAAGTTGATATCACAGATTTTTTAAATATTGTAAATGATACCGATCCTCAATTAAGATTAACAAATACTTTATCAGTTGATTATACTGACTTTGAAGTAGATAGTGATGGAAATTTAAGTATACTTCCAAGTGGAGGTGAGATATCGTATCCCGGTACATTTGCTGAAATTTATACCCATGACAATAGTACTGCCCAAAGTATCCCTACTGGTGCGACATATACTAAATTAACGGCATGGTCAAATAATGGCGAATCAAATAATATTACAGCAGATGCCTCAAATAATAAAATTACAATTACAAAACCGGGTAGGTATTCTGTAGTTTGTTCGATATCGGGATCATCTGGAACTGCTAATGTTGTATTTTTAGCATCCGCTTTTCTTGGTGGGGTTGAACAAGATCAAATTCATTGGAAAAGGAAAATTTCAACAGCAAACGATATTGGATCTATGAGTATGAGTGGTATAATAGATGTAACAACATCAAGTGATCTTGATATAAGAGCTAGACATGATAATGCCGGATCAATTAATTTCACTGTTGCATATGGCAATTTAAAAGTTGAATATTTAGGTGAAACATAAAATAAAAAGGAGGTAAAAAATGGCTGTTGATATTATAGGCTTTATCAATTCAGTGGAACCCGCATTATCATGGGACAATGCAAAAAAAAGTGTTATGCTCAATGATTATGTTACATATTATAATTATAAGGAAACTATAATTAATCAAGAAACAGGGGAAGAAATTCCAAATCCAGAATCAAAAAAAAATTTTGCTAATAGAATGTTGCAAAGAGAAATTACAAATAAAGTAAAATCTGTAAGAAAAAGAGCAGCAGAAGAAACCGTTACATATGAAGAATTAACTTTTGAAATAGAAGATTAGAAAATAAAGAAATAAAAAGTAAAGGGGGAAGAATAATGAAAATCGATTTAGATCATGATATCAAAAATTTAAACGGTGAAATACTTAAAGATTCAAACATGGCAGTTATAGCAGCAAACTATATGGTTGCAAGACCTGATGGGAATGCTATTAAAATTCTTGAAATTGCTCAAAAGTTAAACAAAGATAAAAAAATTGAAGTTGATACTTCTGATTATAATTTAATTAAAGAGATTTTTGAAAAAGAAGGTAGTATGAATATTCTTGCAAGAGGTCAAATCCTTAAGCAAATAATGGAAGCAAAAAAATAATATGGAATCCCATACTATAATTTTTTTAATTATAGTATGGGAAAATAATAATTATGAAAATTGAAATTAAAAATTTTATTAATGACTTAGAAAAAGAAGTTGATGAGAAGTTTCAAAAAATAGAATTAGTTACAAAAAAAATTGCTTTTGATGGTTTTCGTAAAATAGCAGAAGAAACACCAATTGAAACTGGTCTTTCAAAGTCTTCATGGGATGTAGGTATAAATATTGAACCAGTAGGAATTGGAAAAGAATCATCAGAAAGTGAAGCAATAGCAATAGCAATTAAAAACTTAAAAAAACTTGATAACTTTAAATTAGGTGGTATCATTACATATATAAACAATGTCGAATACTTAGTTTTTGTTGAATATGGATCACCTAAAATTGCTGCAACTGGAATGGTTGAAACAAATATTCAGATTTTAGAAAATAAATTAAATGAGGCATTAAATGAATTATAATTTAATAAATAAAGAAATTGAAACTTATCTGAATACACAATGGCTTTTACTTTATCCAAATGATTATCCAATTGTTTGGGGGAACATCCCTACAAATGTTGATGATCAAGATCAACCATTTTTGAAGGCAGTTGTAAGATATTCAGAAGAAGATAAAGAGAATGTGGGTAATGTTTCACTAAATAGGGTTTATGGTATTTTAATGATTTCTGTTTATGTTCTGATTGATACCGGTGAAAGATTGCTACAAGAATTGACTTCAAAAGTAAAGAATATTTTTAGAAATAAAAATATAAACGGAATAATTTTTAGAAAAAGAAATATAAGGTATATTGGTGAAAATGGAAGATTTATTCAACAAAATATAACAATTGAATTCTATTATGATGATATTTCATAATGAGTTGACAATAAAGAAAAAATAGGTAATAATATGGACAATGAATTGAAAGACTTTAGATGTCAGTTTTGCAGAAGGCTCCTTTTTAAGTATAAAAAAAAAGCTTCCGACATCCAAAAAGTTTTTACGCTTATTGAATTACAAATAAAATGTTCTAGGTGTAAAAAATTAATTATCTTTGGAATTAAGGAGGAATAAAAATGTCTTTTGCAGAAACTAATCAAATTGATATTGCAGTTATTAAAGAAACTACTTTTGGTGTTTTGCCAACTACACCTACAATGAAATCAATCGGTATTACATCTGAAAGCCTTTCTCATGGCGTTGAAACAACTGATTCAAATACTATCAGGAGTGATAGAAAAAGTCTTGATGCGGTTGTTGTAGGAGCTAATCCATCAGGTTCAGTTAGTTTTGAACTTTCAACTGAGAATTTGAATGAAGATCTTTTGGAAGGTGTTTTTGCTCATTCTTTTTATGGGAAAGCACAGGGATCTGTCACAAGTACTGTAACAGCAGATACAATTGAAATTGCTGGCGTAACTGATCTTACAAAAAGATTTACTGCCGGTGAATTTGTCCAAATTGTAGGCTCAACACTAAATACCGGTTCTCTTGAAATTCTTTCATTGACTGATACTGTACTTACAATGAATGATACGCTTGCAACTGAAACTGTTGATGGAAATGTAAGATGGGTAATTGATCCGGGTGACCTTTCTATTGCTTCGGGGAAAATTAATAGTGCAGCACTTTATGATTTTACAACACTAGTTGAAGTTGGAATGTGTATTACTTTAGTTGGATTCACAACTTCAACTAATAATAAAGTTGTCACTGTATCTGCTGTTACGGCAACTGATTTGACAGTAGAAGAAACATTGACCGATGAAGTTGCTGCAAGCGGATATCTTGTACCATTTGCATTTTTGAAAGATGGAGTAACAAAAAAGAGTTTTAGTATTGAGCGAATTAATAATGATGTTGGGGCATATACTCTTTTTAGAGGAATGACTCCAAGTCAAATGACTCTTACTTTTACAAGTAAAGCTATTATTACTGGGAGTATGGAGTTTATTGGTGCTGATCTTGTATCGACTGATGTTGATACTTCAGCCTTTCATAGTACTCTTGTTGCTGCGCCTACTAATGAATCCTTGAATGCAACATCAGATGTTGCAAGTTTAAGTATTGACAATACGCCAGTTGTTTTTGGCACTACTCTGATTTCAGAGTTTAACTTTACTTTAAACAATAATGCAAGAGGACAGTCTGGTATTGGAGTGTTAGGTAATGCCGGTGTAGGGTTTGGTTTTTCTGCTATTACTGGTAATCTCAATATGTTTTTTGATGGTCAAACATATTATGAAAAATTTATTAATAATACTGCACTTTCAATTTCCGTAAGGTCTGTTGGGAATGATGGCGAAAGTATTGCAGTATATATTCCAAGACTAAAAATTCAGCAAAATCCTGGTGGGCAAGCTACAGGAGTTAATGCTGATGTTATGCAAAACATGACCTGGAAGGCAAGCGTTTCAGCTACAAATGACTATCAGATTATGTTTCAGAAAAGTAATTAAAGGGAAAAATAGACAGTGATAGAAGATATTTTTTTAATTAACTATCACTGTCCATTTTTTAAAATATTTTTTTTATTAACAGTATTATTTTTATTAAATCTAAATCAAAAAGAAAAAATAAGGAGATTAACAATGGCAAATCCTCTCAAAAAAGTAATGGGTCATGATCTTAAAATGGCAGAAAAAGGCGTTTGGGTTCCGGTTCCAGGTATGGAAGAATATGGAAGCAAGGTGCTAATTGCAAAGCATGGGAATAAAAATTATGAGGATTATGTAAAAAAATTAAACAAACCTTATCTAAAAACTCTTAGGTTCGGACAAAGTATTCCTGACAGTGTAGTAAATGAAAATATAAATAAAGCAACGGCAACCCATATTATTTTGAATTGGGAAAATATGCCATCCGATAATCATGAGGAAATTTATAATCGACTTTTTATTGAAGATGAAAGTGAAAGTTTTACAAAAAAAACAATTACTAATCCTGATGCTTGGGTTCCTTACTCTGTAAAAACTGCCTATGAATGGCTTTCTGATCCTGAACTTGAAGCATTTAAAGAATTTGTTTTGAGTATGAGTCTTGAAAGAGAAATTTTTCAAATTCAGAAAGATAATTTTGAAGAATCTTGACTCACTGATTATTACAGAGTAATTTTAGAAATTAAAAATAAAAAAACCGGTGAAGATACTTTTGGCGGCTTACAAGAATGGATCAAAAAAGCAAATGAAGGACATGGACTCTGTAAAAAGAAAGTTGATAGATTACCTCTTAAACAAGATTTTGAAAGAGTACAACATATTTACAAAATATATTGCGAACTATGTCTATATAAAACCGGCGATGGCTTTTCAGCCTCAACTATTGATTATCAAACTATCACCGGATATTTGGATGAGAACCAAATAATGGATTTTGAAGAAAGACAAAAAATTCGTCGTTTCGTGAAAGCATTAGATAATGTTCACATGGAATGGCAAGCAAGTAAAACTACTTAATGAACCCCAAAATGAGAGGGTCATATTCATTCGATAAGGATCGGATATGCCCTCTCCAATTAAAGTAAGTCTAGATACTTCTGATTTTGTAAAAGGTCAAAAAGTAATTTCTGAATCTTTAAGTAAAATTCAGAAAGATGCTGATTCTACGCAAAAAACTTTTGATAAAATTGACCCTTCAGTAGACACTGCAAAAGTTCAATCCAATACGAAAATTGTTACTTCTTCTTTTGATCAAATTAAAAAAAGTGCTATAAAAACTCAAACCTCACTTGAAAAAATTAAAAGACCTCAATTAGATACTGCAAATATTGAAAGAGGTACAAAAACCATTACTTCTTCTTTTGAAAAAATTAAAAGCCAAGCCACATCTACAAGCAAATCATTTGATAAAATAAAAGCCTCTTTTAAAAGTATGGTGATGGGGTTTGCTGCTGGATTTTCAGCACAATATATGGTCAAAGAAATTTTAAGTATTGGTTCAGCCTTCCAGCAGACTATGACTACTGTTGGCGGTATTATGTCTGATATCAATATGAGTGTTGAAGGTGGTGGGCAGGCATTTAAAGACTTACAAAAAGCAGCAAGAGAGGCAGGAAGTACGACGAAATTTAGTGCTACAGAAGCAGGAACAGCGTTGAAATATATGGCTTTGGCCGGTTGGGATAGTGCAACTTCAATAGCATCATTACCTAAAATTTTAAATCTTGCAACTGCCGGTGAACTTGAACTTGGTAGGGCTTCTGATATTGTAACCGATTCTATGACAGCAATGGGATTGGGTGTAAATGACCTTTCAAGATTTACTGATATTTTAGTTAGTACGAGTACAAGAGCAAATACAGATATCAATATGCTTGGTGAAGCCTTTAAATATGCTGCACCAGTAGCAAAGGGTATGGGTATTGAAGTTGAATCACTTTCAGCATACTTAGGCACTATGGCCAATGGTGGTATCAAAGCCAGTCAAGCAGGTAATATGTTGAAAGGTATTATGCTAAGTACCGGGAAAGCTGCCGGTATGCTTGGTATTTCAACTGATGAGCTTAATTCATCTCAAGATAAGTTAAGATTAGTTTTTGAAAAAGCATCTGAAGCTGGATGGACAGCAACAGAAATGGAAAAAGCATTTGGAAGAGAACAGGTTTCAAGTGCTTTAATTATTAAAGACAGCTTGTCTACATATGATGATTTAAAAGAAAAACTTAATAATGTTGGTGGTGAAACTGAAGAGCTTGCCGGTATAATGTCTTCAACTGTTTCTGGTGCTTTTAAAGAATTGAGTTCAGTTTTACAAGACCAAGCAATCAATGTTTTTGATGAGTATAAGGCCTCAATCTATGGGGCATTAAAAGATACTGCAAGTTTTATTAAAGATCATGCTGATAATATTTTAAAACTTGCAGATTTTTTTGTTAAATTAGGCCAAGGAGTTTTGGCCTATATAGCAATAATGACGACATTAAAAACTATTACAGCAGCAACAACAGCAGCAACATGGTTATATAATACGGCTATTCAAGCTAATAATGTTTCTGTAGCTACCGGAACAGGTCTTTTTAGCTCTTTTAATAAAGTACTGGCTACAAATAGTGTAAGGGCTCAAGTTGCCGCTGGATCAATCACAATGATCCAGGTTGCCCTTGGTGTTTTAATGGCAGCAGTAGCCGGATTTCAATTAGGAAGATGGCTAGATGAAAATGTTGAAGGTGTAAGAGCAACAATGATTGAAATAATTAATTCTTTTTCCAAAGCATGGATTGAAGTTGAATATTCCGGGAAAAAGGCTTTTGAAACAATTAATTATGGGATGGAAGGTTTTGCTGAATATATTATTGAAAAAACTCATGGTGCATCTGCCTCATTTGCTTCTTTTTGGGAATCGATCAAATATATAGGTGCTGTAACAGTTGAAGGAATGAAATCCGTTTTTCTTGGTTTTTTCGATACTATATTGGAAAATATGGCAACTTTTGTAAATACACTTGCCAAAGCATTAAGTTTTATTGGACAAGATGATTTAGCTAAAAGTTTAAAGGGTTTTTCAGGGGCGATGAAAGACGCCATTGGAGGCAGTGAAAGTTTCCTCGATGTCACAAGAAAATTAAGAGAGGAATCAAAAAGAACAAAAGAAGAAATCAAACAAAAAGCTGAAGCAACAATAAAAGCTGAAAAAGAAAGAATGGGAATAAATGAAAATGCAACAAAACAATATTTAGAAAACTTAAAAAAACTTGATGAGCAAAAAAGAAAAGAGCTTGATTTGAATAAAAGAACTTATGAATCAAGTATGAAAGAAGCAGAAGCAATGTTTAAAAAGGGTGACTCTGTAAAAAAAGTAATGACACTTGAAGAAGCTAGAGCAAAGGCAAAAGAAAAATCTGATAAGTTATTATCGGAATCTATAAAAAAACAAAAAGAAATAGAAGAAAAAGCAGTAAAAGAAAAAAAAATAAGAGAAGAAAAACTTTCAAAAGAATTAATTAAAATTGCTGAAAAGGAAAATAAAAAGAAAAAAGAAATAAATGATAAATTAAATATTGAAATAGCTCAAATGGGTATGAATAAATATGAAAAGGAATTGGATAATCTTGACAGATGGTTTACTGATCAAGAACAATATGCCCAAGACTGGGATGCCCTTTGGGATTTATATTATGACAAACATATGACAATAGTTGATAAGCAACTTGATCATGAAGTAAGGGCAAGGGAAAAGGCTTTAAAAGAACAAGAAAAATTAATGAAAAAATATGAAAAGGGAGTAAAAGAAGATCCATTAATGGGAGGAAAAGAAGAAGCTTCAAAAAGAGCGCAAATGATTCTTTTTGAAGATGAGGAAAGGGCAAAAAAAGATAAAGAAGAACTTGAAAAAGCTAAAAAAAGTTTTAGAGGTGGAATTTTAGATGGTAACGAAATTGACTCTTATGTTGAAGGGTTAAAGGGGCAACTTGAAGAAGAACTTAATAATTTATATGGTCGAGGAGATTCCCCTGAAAAACAAGCTGTTAGACAAAAGGGAGAATGGAGAATTGAAGGATTAGAGGGACAAAAAAGATATGGGCCAACTATTGAATTATTAATGGACACTTTTTTAAGTGATCTTGATGAAAATTTAAAAGAAAACTTTACGTCATTAATCGGGAAACTTGGTGGTGCTTTTAAAGATGGGCTTTCAATGGGAGAAATGAAAGAATTTCTCATTGCAAATAAAGGTGCTTTTGCAGATATAGCAGAACATTTTTCATATAGATTTAGAATTGAGGGAGCAGCACAAACGGAAACTCAAAAAAAATTAGATAAAGTTGCAGAAGGTCTTGGTCAAATGGGATGGGTTGGGAGTCTTGTTAATGTCGGTTGGCAAGCCGGTAGAGGTATGACTGAAAGAACTGAGGGAGGTATGGTATCAGGCGGCAAATGGGTAGAGGTTGGAGATGTAAGTACTGGTGATTATTCTGCTGATCCTGCAATGGTTTATGCGAGTCAAAAATTATTTGGTGAGAATTATAGGACAGGAGGTCAGCAATTTGCAGCAGCAATGAAAAGTGGAGATGTTGAGGGAAGATGGAAATCAGGAGGTGCTGCTGTTGCCGAATGGACTGATCCAGGTGGAGCATTACTTTCTAAGTGGGCATCAGACGAATTAGGTGGTTTTGGAAAACTACTTTCTACATCAGGACTTTTAGGAACATCAGCAATACTTGGAAAAAATTCTTTTATAGGTGATGCTTTTGGATTAAATAAAGAAAATTTTTATCGATTTGGAGACTTAGGAAAACAAGAAGATGTCCAAACTTATATGGAAGATCAATCTTGGAGTAGAGATAAAGGGTTTGCCTCCAGATTAAAAGAAACAGAAATTACTGATGATATGCATTGGTATGCTATGATCGAAGCTAGCTATAAAAATGGAATTAATGATATCAATGATACTTTTAATGAACAAGCTCTAGATAGAATGGGTAAATTACCCGATGAATATGCTTCTGCTCTTGCTAATCAATTAGAAGCATATGGAGACTTTACTTTTGAAATTCCTGAAGGAAGATTAAATGCAAAAAACTGGCAACAAGATATCACAAGGTTTTTAACTAATTATCAAGATAAAATTTCTCAGGTAATGGATGATGCAACAATTTCTTTAATTGATCAATATATTCAAGCAGGCGGGGAAATTGGTGCAAATTTATTAACACAAGAAACAAAAAGTAGTTTAATAGCTCAACAATTTCAAAAAATTGATGAGGAAGGAAAAGGTGTTGTAACTGAAGAGGGTGAGCCGGTTTATATGGATGCAATAGATACAGCATTCCAACGCCTTGAAATAATGCAACAAATAGAGCAGGTTTGGACTGATATAAATTCAGCCCTTGATATTTCATTGGCGGAACCCTTAACCGAATATGCCGCAAGATTTGAAGTTCTTGGAACTGCTTTTGACAGTCAATTATTAGCACTTGAAGAACTTGGGTTTTCAGAAACAGCTCTTGGTGAAGTACGAGTAAAACAAGCTGAATTTATAAAAAGAGAAAATGATGCTTTTGCAGATAAAAGACAGGCCCTAATTAATTCGATTGCCGGGACTGAAGAATCTAGAACAAAAGTTGAGGAAATGACAGAAAGTATTCGTCAACTTGGTGGAACAACTGAAGACTTTACGGCAATGAACAGTGCTTTTGCATCTGAAAGGGAAAACTTTATAAATGGCCTTGCTCAAAGTCAAGAAAGCCTTGGTGCTGTTGAGTCTATAGTAAAAAATACAAATGCCGCTTATGAAAAACATAGAGAAACATTGAAGCAGCTTGGGGGAACAGTTGTCGACTATACAAACTTAGAAGTTCAAAGAATTTCCACTATTAGAAATTCAATTCTAAATATGGCGGATGAAGCTACAGTAAAATTTGATAATATTAGACAACAAATTGCAGAAATTGAATTTAAAGCTGGCGGTGGTACTTCTGCTGAGTTTACAATGAAAAATCTACAAACTCAAATTAGTATGGGAACAGCAGAAAGTTTGTCTGCTGCATCTGATCTTTTAGTCCAATGGTATGGTCAGGCCTCATCAGAGGCGCAACAACAAGCCAAAAGTCAAATATCAGGAGGTATGGGTACAGGGCAAGGATCGATTATAGAGGCAATGGAAGCGTCTACTGAAGCAGCAGATAAATGGATAAAAGCAACAGAAATAATGGAAAGTTTAGTTAAAACAATTGATAATACAATTAATGGTATGAAATATGGTGCCCTAAATGTTTCTACTATTAAAGAAAAATTCGAAATGGCAACAAAAGATTATGAAAAATTAAGAGCAGAAGCACAAACAGGAGGGAAAGAAGAAGTTCAAGAATTTGTTAAATTTTCATCTCAGTATTTAGAGCAAGCTCAATCACATTTAGGATCAAGTACAACATATCAAAAAATTTATAGTGATACCATGAGCGATCTTGAAAATTTAAAAACAACTATGACACCTGATCAGTTCTTAAAAAATGTAAAAGATTCAACCACTCAAACTGCCACTGCAACAGGTGTCGGTATATCAGGCGGTATTAGTAGAGATACCGGAACTAAAGCTGATTTATCCGATGTCAATGCTCAATTTAAAGTTTTATCCAAATCAATTGAAGATGCTATGAAAGGTCTGGCTGATAAGGAAGCGGTCTTAAATATAAATTGGGGAGGAATAACCGGTGATTCTAAATCTGCCATCAGTTTAATAAGTGGTATTTTTGAACAATATGGAACTGATGGCGTAGTAACAATGACATTTATGAGTGAATTTGTTGAAAATTTTGAAGGTCCAATTGCAGCAAAAATGGATGCTCTTGGTTTTGTTGCCGGGGAGACTGGATGGGATAGTACAGCAACAATGAAATTCATAAGTTCATTGGGTGCTACAGGCCAAGGTTCTTGGGATACTATAAAAAAACAAATGGATGAGGCTGGAATTGGTGGGACCACTGTAACTCAATTAAAATTTGCCTTTGAGTATGATATTAATAGATGGCAGCAAGATATTGCAGCACTAATATCCAAGGGCGTTGGATATACTCAAGAAATCGCAGGATTTGGTACAACAACTGTTACAGGTGCGAATACTGCATTTTTTCAAGGTGCAAGTGGTGAATCCTTTTCATTCGGGACTGGAACAGATCTTTCACAACTCGCAAGTCAATTTAGTGCTGCTGGACAAATAGCTCAATTGTATAAGAATACTCCAACTGTTGATTTGGCAGCGATTAGTAGAAAATATCCTGGATGGGATTATACAAAAAAAGAAGCAGCAACAAAAGTTTTGAATTATTTTAATCAATTGGGTAAAGAAGATATGAAGGCTTTAATTGAAAGCCACGGTCATAGATATGAGGTTTGGCACTATGATATGGAGCAAGTACTTAAACAACACGGTCTTCCAGCACCACCTTATGCTACTGGAGGTATGATCGATAGGTCATTGGGTGATGATGGGTTAATATCGGTCAAAACTGGAGCTGAAGGAATAATTACAGCAGAAGGTATTCGAGCCCTTGAAGAACTTAATTCAGGAGACTTGTCAAGATTTGAAAATATGGCTGGAAGTAGAATTCAAACTGACTCTACAATAGTTTCAGAATTAAGAGAAATAAAAGCACTATTAAGAGAAAGAGATAATGAACCAATAAAAATTGAAAATAATATTGATGTTGAATTTGACAAAAAGATAATAAAAAGGGTATCAGAAGAAGTAATTGTTGAAAGGGATAGGAGAAATGTTCCATCTGAAATGAAAATTTATAAATAAGGAATTTTTTTATGAAAGCTATTTTTGAATTACCTGAAAATTTAATTGATGTTCAAGTTGCACATGTTAATCCTGCTGATGAAGTAGTAGGATTTGAAGCTGAAAATTTATTGAACTCATATCCTACGAGTGTATGTAAAAGTGCTACAACAGCAACTTGGCAGGTTAAAATTGAGGCATTGCATCAATCTGGTGTTGTTGCCTCTGGTGGTACTGCAAATTTACATACCTTACAATATTTATATGTCGGATATGCATCACCTGGTAATGCAACTTTTTCCGTAAGACCAATTGATTATTTAGGAGCTGATACCGGATCTTGGATTTATCCAACTATTGAGAGGGTAAGGAAAGATTTTAATATCTATCATTCTTTCATTGATCTTTCAGAAACGGCAGGTAGAGGAGCAACTGTAAAGTTTGCATTTGCTTCTGATCCAACAGTTGCTTTTTTAAGATTAGGAATTTCAAGACACCCAAACAATGCTAATTATATTCAGGATTATGGGAATTATTTTGAAAGCCTTGATCCTGAAAAAGGATTGAAACAATCGATTATTGATGAAGGATCATATAAAAAATTAAATGATTACTCTATGTATAGAAGCAAAGGACCAATCAAAAGAAAATTTACAGGAATGGTAACTTCAGAACTATTAGATAATGGAGAATCAGAATTTATTGCAAGACATTATGTATCAGGGAAAATGCCAGTACCTTGCAAGATTATGGCAGATACTTATGAAAACTTGTTATTTGGTTCATTAAGTATAAGCTCAACAGCAAGGGCTATAGATAGCAAGGTAAGTTTTTCAATTGAAGAAATAGCTTATATGGAAAACTAAAAGGAAATAAAAAAATGTATATATTTATTCATATTGTTGATAGAAATAGAAATGAAGGTTTTTTTGTTTCAAATAGGAATTTAACATCTGAAGCTGACTTTGCATTCTCATCTCAAAATTATAAGGATGGATTAATTTCAATTGATGAATTTAGACAAGAAATTTCAGATTACAAAGGTGGTCAATTTAAAGCAAAATTTGGAAATATGATTTTAAATAAAAATATTTTTGATAACTATCCTTATTTTCCAAAAATACTAGATACTCAAATTTTTTTTGGAAAATCATTAATGGTTGGATATTCAAAACTATTATTTTCAGGATTGATCCAACTAAAAGATATAAATTCAGATGGTCCCGAAATAACTTATGAATTGGTTGAAGAAGCTCCACAACTTGATACTAGTACCCTAACTGTTGGTAGTGTTACTGCAACAAGGGAGAAAACAGATCTTTTATATACAATGCAAATAGATAATAATGAAAAATCTATTTTACCTCATGTTTTTGGAGCTGTTAGAAATGAAATTCCTGTAAGGATACAGGATGAAAATAGCAATCCCACTTATTACAGGGCTTTTATTGGTGGACCATTTGGGTACCCCGGAGCAGAAATTGTTAGTATGGCTTCAGCAGCGGCAGGAGCAAAAACAGATGTTACTGTTGCCGATTCAACATTTTTATTTGTTGGTGATTTTGTATATTTTGAAACTGATGTTGATGGAGTTTATGATCCTGTTGAAGATGGCGGAAACGGTTATGAAATTGAAGTAAAAGCAGGAAATGTTTTGACAGTTGATATTCCTTTTGTAGCTACCGGAACAGGATGTATATATACAGAAACCCAGTGGAGGCTTTATGATAATGCGGGCACTTGTATTTTAGGAAATATTGTCAATTATTCTACTTGTGCCAGTCTCCCATATGTGGAGTTAAATGCAGAGCCAATAGCACCTGTAACTATTTCAGGGATGTCATTGTTGACTATATACACACGTATTGAAGTCGTATTAAATATATATTTTAACTTTATTGATAATTGCAATTTTCCAATATCGCCATTAATATCAACTGGAATTACATATCCAGAAATTGGACATTATGCGACTGAAAACAAGTCTGTATTTGATTTTATGGATGATGTTTTTAAGTCAAAAGGATTAGTTTTTGGAGTGAGAAGATTAAGTATGATTGAAAAAGATGATCAATCAATTCCTTTTGATGAATATGGAAATGAAACTGGTAGTAAAGAATATGTTGTTTGGCATGAAATCATGACTCCTGAATTTGATGGTTTTGATACAGATTTCATTTTAACATTAGATAGTAATCAATTTTTATACAAACCTGAGTATATAAATCCAAAATATGTTCATAACTTAAAAACAACTTGTATAAAAAAATATCCAATAGAAATAGAGGGTGAAAGACTTATAAAAAATGATCCATTTGTTTTTGAAACAGATTTAGGACCATTTTCAGGTACAGTAGATGAAATACCATCTTTTAATAATGAATTTTTGACAGAAACTCAATGGAATGGATTGGGTGGTATAGGCAGTCAATTACTATATTTAGAAAATCACAGAAAAATAAAAATTGTAGTTCCACTAGATTTATTGTCCGAAATTTGGTGTGAAGATGTAACATATGATGGTGAAACAGTTTCAATTATGAAAGATCTTTATCCAAGAATGATAGTTGTTTTTGAAGATCAAGGCGAAACTATAAGAATGTTTCTAAGGGGAGTACAAATAAACTATAATGAAAATGAAGTAAAACTTTTTGGTGATGAATTAAATAATGGGCCTGAAGTATATGTTGAAACTCCTGAACAACTTTGGAATGTTGGGGTTTCTGAATCCCTTTCAATACCAAAGTCAAATTATATCGATCCGGAT